GTTGCCGGTGGAGCGGAACGCGCTGGCTGCGGTGTCGTGATCCTTCGCGTTCTGCTCGAACCGGTCGGCGTCCCGACGGAACGCGTCCGAGGCGAGCTGCCAGCCCTCCTGGCGGCTGGCAGCGGTGGTGATGAGGTCGTTGTGCATCGTCGGTGAGACAGCCATCGGCTTTCCTCCAGTGGTGTTTGTGCTGGTGATAACGGGTGGTGGCTCCCCGGTACCGATGAATTCCTCATGGGTGATCCACCGCCCACTGCCGTCTTTCCAGTGGCGGCCGTACTCCTCCATGGCTTTCTGGGCCTGGGCGAGGTGCTCTCTCTCTGCGCGCAGACGTTCGCGTCTTGCCTGCTCGTTGCGGGCGCGGAGTTCCTCGTTGTCGTAGGGCGACTCCGGTGGCGGGTCGTGGTCCCGCTCGGCCGGTAATGACCGCTCTGGTGGCGCGGCGCCGTCGTCTGGGTCGGTTGCTGGCCATGAGCCGTCGTGCGGTTCGACGTTCGGCCACTCCGGTTCAGGCTCGGGCTGTTTTTCCTGCTTGGCGCGTTGCTTGGCCAGCTTCTTCGCACGTTTCGCGATCCGGCCGAGCTTGGCGTCGGTGTGCTTGCCGTCGATGACCTCGCCATCAATGCCGCACTCGTAGGTCTGCGATGGGTCGAAGTCGTCCAGCGGGTGCTTGGGCTTCTTCGGCCGACGTAGTCCTCGGAGTGGTTCGATGATGGCGAGGAGGCCGCGGCCGAGAAGCCGCCCGACCTTGTCGGCGCCGTTCAGGACGGCATCGGCGTCGACCGCTGTGTCGTTGCCGTGATGCTTCTTCTTGCCCTTGCGCTTCGGCTTTCTCGGGCCGCCCCCGCTGGCCGAGGAGGCACTGGGGCGGGTGCCGAACAGCTTCGCCCCGACGGCTCGGGAGGCTCTCCGGGTGGCGGTGCTGACCGAGCGGGAGGCCCTCCCGAGGAGGCTCCCCGGTTTCGTCTTCGAGCCACCCTGGGAGGCGCCTCCGGGCTTTCCGCGACGGCCTCCCGAAGAACCTCCCGAGGAGGACGGGCGGCGTCCTCCTCCCGGCTTGAGACGCGACAGCATCGACCGCATCCGCCCTCCCGAGGAGGACCTCCCGGAGCCTCCCGTGCTGTTCGAGGAGGAGGGTTTACGGGCGCCTCCCGCCCACGCGGGGAGGAGGGAGCGGAGCCTCCCGCGGAGGCTCTTCGGGCGGGACGAAGAACCTCCCGAAGAACCTCCCGAGGAGGGCCTCCTGATGGCCCGGTTGAACGCCCTCCCGAGAGGCGAGCGGGCGAACCTCCCGTTCGATGCCCTCCTGAGTCCGGAGGCCACCCTCCCGGCGCCGGGGAGCCTCCTGAGTGTGCCGCGTGCCCTCCTGGAGCGGCGCAGGATGACACCTCCCGTGACGGCTGCGGCGGCGACTCCGGCGGCGATCCACCACACCGTGGTGGAGGCGAACAGCGCGAGCAGCGTGCCAGCCACCGCGAGCATCGGCAGGCCCAGGATCACAGCGGCACGGCGTGGGTCGATGCCGTCGTGGCCGAACTGCGGCGGCTGCGGCGCGGTGGCCTTGGCCTGCGGTTTCACCCTGATCTCACCGTCGGTCTCACCAGGTGAGGCCTGAGGTGAGGGCCGCTGCGATCGCTGCTTCGGCGCGGGTGCGGGCAGGGGTGAAACCGGGGGCTTGGAGCCTTCGGGGGGCCAGCTCATGCCAGGGCCTCCTGCTCGGTGGTGTACGTGTCCAGGAGGGTCTTGGCGCGGTCAGCGCCGACACCACGGAGGTTCGTCTTGAGCCAGTTCGGGGACGGGAGCTTCTTGTGCTCCTGCTCGTAGGAGGCGATCGCCGCGAACACCTCCTCGTCGGGGCAGGAGGGCTTCTGGGAGGCCTTGCGGGAGGTCGTCTTGGCGCCTCCCAGGAGCTTGCGGGAGGGGACGAGACGGAGTCCTCCGCGCCCCTCCTGGGAGGCCTCCTCGGGGGAGGGTGAGGAGGCCCCCTCGGGTGCCGTCCCGGTCACCACCTGGGGTTGGGGGGACGTGACCGGGAGGGCGGGCTCCTGCCCTCCTGAGGGGTCAGGGAGGACAGGAACGAGCGGGGTTGAGGAGGGTGCGGAGACGGTGTCCTGGGAGGGCTCCGCGGGCGTGGTGTGGGAGAGGTGAGCGAGTGCCGCGCCACAGCCGAGGACGATCACCGGGAGACACGAGACGAACGTCGTCACCCACCACGGCGCGACCTTGATTCCCCACGCGGTCATGAGGTGGTAGGCGACCTGGCCGGCCGCGCCGAGGATGAGCGAGCCGATCGCGGAGCACATGGCGAAGCGGCGTGCGGTGTCGCTGCGCGCGGTGCCTTTCTTCAGCCATACCCGCAGTGCGTAGGCGGCGTAGGCCTCGACGCCTATCGGGAGGGTGATGGCGGAGTTGATGGTCCAGCCGTCGCCGATACCGGGCAGGAGGTTGACGGGACCGAAGCCGGTGAGTTCGCCGAGGCCGACCCAGCCGCCCCAGATCGCGACGAACGCGGGCAGCGCGAGCAGCGCCACCGGCCATTCGCTCGGCAGCTGCGGCGTGGGCCACGTGCGTGGCTTGGCGGTGTTCACGGGCGGGATCTCCCTCGCGTTTCGAGCTTGTGATCGGTCGTTAGCGCGATGTCAGGGCAAGGCGGAGAACAGCGGCAGGACGAACGGCACCGCGATCGACAGGAACACGAGCGCGGCGAGCAAGACGTGCTTGGCGGTGTTCACGGGGCGGTTCTCCCTTGGTTCAGACGAGGCGTTCGGCGGACGGCGCGGACATCAGAGAGCGTCGCCCTCGCGCCGCACGATCCGGGCCGGGCCGGTCTTGACCGGCAGGGGCGTGCGGGCTGCGGCCTTGGAGGCCTCGAGGTGGACGTGTGCCGCGGCGACGACCGTGGCGGGGTCGACACCGGGGTTGTTGGTGGCCTCGTTGAGCAGGCGTCGCATGGCGTCAAGGTGAGCGTCAGCCGTCCATGGCTTCTCGACGAGGTCGAGACCGTTGGGGCCGGGGTGGCTGGTGTCGTCGTACATGCCGGTCAACAGGTTGATCATCGGGTTCCCCTCGTGTCCTTCAGGTCGGTGGTGAGATCAGTTGACGCAGTCGCAGCAGCCGCCAACGATCGATCCGCCGCACTTCTTGCAGTACTTCGGCTTCATGACGGTCTCCTCGTGTTCTTCAGGTCAGTGGTGGTGTTCGGCGGATCAGTCAGCGGGACTGGTGACGATGTGGTCGAGCTGCAGCAGCCGTGAGGGCTGGTCGGCGTTGCACTCCGCCCCGGTCACCGGATGCCAGGAGAACCAGCCGTCGCGTTCGAGGTCGAACGCGAGGTCGACGATGTGCTGTTCGGCAAGCCCGGTGGCTTTGGCGAGCTCGGCGACCGTGGGCCGGTGATAGCGGCCGGCGGAGTCGAAGTAGGTGCCGAGCAGCAGCAGGAGGGTCTTGTGCTGCCAGGGGAGGTCGGCGTAGCGGACGGCGCAGCCCCAGGAGCGGCGGTCAGCGACCAGTTGGACGGCGACGGTGGCGGACATGCCGAGTTCGTCGGCCCAGTCGTTGATGTCGGTGATGCCCTGGTTCGGGCTTGCCCAGCCGGTACCGACCAGTTCGGCGATGTTCATCGCCGCCTCGGCCTGGCCCTGGGTGAGCAGCCGTTCAGGCATCCACGTCACACGCCACTGCTCGCGGGCACCATTGCCGACGTTCCAGGCACGGTGTTTCGTGCCATCGCTGGCGAAGGTGACGTTGCAGGTGAGGGTCACTTCGTCACCTGCGCATGCATGGCGTCGTCGTCGTCGCGGTACAGCTCGTGCATCGCCAGCGCGCCCTGCAGGAGCTCGATCAGGCGGGCGGTCTGGCCGAGGGAGAGGCACAAGTTGAGGTCCTGGCCGAACTCGGAGAACCAGGTCGTGGTGTAGGTGTCGCCGCCGCCGACGCTGTCCATGAGGCGGTTGAGCGACACGGTCGCGGTGTCGTTGTTGACCTGCGGGATCTCGCCGACGACGTGCGACGCGTGGCACGTGCGTCCGTTGGCGTGACAGGCAATCGGGTCGTTGCTGTACATGCACCCGTCCAGGTGACGGAAATTGGTGGAAGTGGCAGACTGGGGCACGGTTCTCTCCTTGGTGGCGAGACTCTTGGCCCTGGTCGGTGTTCGCAGCACCTGCCGGGGCCCTTTGCTGCTCAGGCGGGCGTGGGCTCGTCGTTGCTCGGCAGTGCGCCAATGCTCCGCAGGTAAAACACCCGTGCGGACTCGGGGATCCGCCACTTCTGGCCGTCCTTGTAAGCCCCAGGGAACTGGCCGTTTTCGATTCGTCGGCACACGGTGGCGTGGCTGAGTCCCAGCTGTTTCACCATGTCGGCGACGGTGTGGAAGGGCTCAGCGAGCCCGACAGTCTGCCCAGTCACTGAGCCCTCCTAGCTGTCCTGTGCGGAACACGATCACCATGCAAAGTGTGAGGCGGATGGTTGTCAGCTTAAGGCTCAGACGCTTAAGGTTGCAACCCTCAAGCTCGACACAGCAAGAAGGCGCCCTCAGCCGAAGCTGAGGGCGCCTGAAGAGGGCAGGTGACGTCAGTGAATCTGTTGCGAATACCGCAGCACGTAGAGATGCCCGCCCTTCACCAGCACCGACGCTTCAACCGGTCGCTGCTCGTCAGAGAAGATCGTCCGGAACTGCTGCAGGACAGGCATGGAGCCAGGAAGCTGCAGGATCTCAAGCTCCTCCGTGGTCGGCGGCCTGGTCGAAACCTCGTCGGTGAGCCAGCGCTGCGGAAAGCCGAGATCGGCGAGCACCGCTGGTGCGCCGCCTCGAATCTTGCGCGCGCCGGCAAGCCGAGTACCACGAACGAGTTCGGCTGGGTAGTAAGAGTTCGACAGCTCAACCGGCGCGCCGTCGTGCAGCAACAGTCGCTGCCGGAGCACCACGCTGCCGCCTTCTGGCAGCTGAAGAGCACGCGCGATCTGGACTGGTGCGGTCACCTCGACAACCTTGAGGAGGTCGTACGAGTACTGCCGTGGCGACGGCTGGAAATAGTTTGCGACGTCCACCACGAAGGGTTGTCCCGAGCGCACAAAGACGCCTTGACCCTTCTTGCCCACCAGAAAGCCCTCGTCCTTGAGGATCTTCAGGGCGGCCTGGATCGTGGTCCCGGCAACAGCGAACTGCACCGACAGCTCGCTGTTGTTGGGCAGGCGCTCTTCTGGGGCGAGGTCTCCGTTCATGATCTGTGCGCGGATCTCGGCTGCGATCGCGTCTTGGTGCTGTCGCTCGTTAGGCCTGGTGGCCACGGTGATCCCCCGATCGTGACGCGGTCATACTGTGAGCTCGTATCGCAGGCGCCGGTTGGCGGCGACCATGGTCATGACGCTGAGCTCAACGGGCCTGTCGGACAGAACGAGCCGGTAGAGCACCAGCACGGGCGATTCGCCCCCGAGGGCGAGCAGATCGCGCTCTTCGGCGCTGGCAGTCCGCGCCTCGACGTCTTCACGGACACGTTGCGGAGAGTGCCCCAGCTCGGCCAGCAACGTGACAGCCCCACCGCGAATCTTCCGCGGCTCAGCCAACGCGGTGCCAGCGGCCAGCCAGTGCGGGTAGTAGGAATCCGTGATCTCGACAGGCTGCTCGTCGAGCAGCATCAGTCGACGCCGCAGCACCACAAGCTCACCGCTGGGCACACCCAACGCCTCCGCAACGTGCGGTGGCGGCGGTACTTCTCCAGCCGACAACAGGCGCTGCGAGCCGACACGACCACGCGCGGCTGTCTCGGCAACCCAGGGGTCTGGAGTGCCCTCGGAACGGGGGCTCAAGTAGGGAGTCGAGACGCTGATCCACCCGGCTGTCATCGCAGGTCACCGCCCATTTGCTCATCCCTGATGGTTTATGACTTTATCGCTCAAACCAGTAAGGCCCGCCGTGAAGGCTATGCAACGTATGAGGGCTATGCAAAAAGTGGGGAGGGGTCCACGCTCGTTGCGGGCAGTGCCAGGCGCGCTACGAGAGCGATCCTGTCTCGGCTCGGGTGGTGTGGCTGGATGACAGTCGCGAGCGCTGGGTGTGGCGTCCGCGCTGTTACCCGCTCGGTCAGGCCGCGTCATGACCGTTCGGGTAACGCTCTGGAGCCGGGGGAGTGGTGCAAAGTCTGCTACAAATGCGTGTGGGTGCACATCTGAATAGTCATGCTTTGCGCACACTCCGAACCCATCAGTAGCTTTCCGGCGACTCGCACAATTACCCGCCACAGAGAATGCACTTTCACAGTGAACGTGCTTATCCTGACGGGATCTTGCCCCTCCAGCCGCCGGAGGCAGCACCATGTCCGACCAGTTCAACCCCGACGACCCCCGGTTCAGAACCGCCGTCACCGAAATCCTCGCTGAACGAATCGACGAGGTATTCACGCGTGTACGCAACGAACTAGAAACAGCCGGATACCCCGAGGCGGCAGAGCACGTCCGCCGCACTTTCAGCGAATAGCCGTGGATACCGCCGTGGACCGCGACTTCATTGCCGAGTTCGACGCCGCTATCGGCTGCCATCAGTGCGAGGGACCGTTGGGCGACAGCCCGTCGGACGACTTCTGCGGTGAGGGCTGCCAGGAACGCTGGCACGCGGCGCATGCCGAGGCGACGACGATCCAGGTTCGGTGGGGCACGCCGCGTGTTCGACCGCACCCGCTCGACACCGCGGTTGCGACCGCGCTGGGCTACGACGCCTACCGGCGCCGCTACGCCCTCGGCGTCACCCCAGACGGCGAGGTCATCTCCCGCCGCCTAGACGGCCAGTTGGCTGCCGTCGACCACGTCGTGCATGTCGCTGGCTACGCCGGGCCGCCGTCGCTGGCCGCGTTCGTCGAGCAGACTGCTCGCGACCGTGCGCACCTCACCCACGAGGCAGCGCTCCCAGCAGGCTGGATCGAGCAGTTCGCGGGCGTCGCGTTGGCCGATTGGCAGGTGGAGATCCTGCGGGGCCAGTACCAGCGTTGGGAGGCAGTCGGCCGCCACTATCGCGCCGAACTGACCCGCGTGATGGCCGCGTTCGCGCCGATCGTCGGGCAGATGGGGCGAGCAGCCGCGGACGCAACTGCCGCGCTGCAGCCGTTCGTCGAGGTGCTCGCACCACGGAAGTCTCCTGCCGATCCGCGCCAACGCGCGTTGTGGCTGCGCCGCAACCGCAACACCGGTCCGTCGACGTCGTCTCGTGCACCTCGCACGATCAACCCGAGGCGGGGCCGATGAGCGAACAAGCAGGTCAGATCAACGCCTACGTCTGCGGCAGCCAGCACGCTGTATGGACGCGCAACGCGGACGACGGCACCACGCCGTTCATCATCCGCTGCCCTGTACCCGAATGCGGCCGTGAGGCGCGGTCCGCGTTCTACCGCGTCCCGCAGGACGTCGACACCAGCCACGAGTGGTACCGGCCCACTGACCTCCGAGGCCTGACGCCCGGCGAACGTGACCACGTCGGACGAGGCGGGCTGCTGCTGCGCCAGGTCAAGCCGATCCCCGGCGTGCTCGGTGCAGCGTTCCGTCGGCCAGAACAGCCTGAGGTGAAACGGCCATGACGAAGAAGCTCTGTGCCTGCAACTTCTGGTCGGGCCGCACTGCGCTTCATCACCGACGCGACGGCTGCACACCTGAGACCCGGCCGACTCCAGACACCGTGATGGTGGAGATCGTCACCTCGGTGAACGCCGCTGCCCAACCGTTCATGACGGCGTTGACCGAGGTCGTGCACGACACGGTGGCTCACCTGGAAGCGGCGGTCCGCGCAACCCGAGAACGATCATGACCGGCCAGCGGTGGCGCACCTACGCCCTGCTGCTGCACTTCTACGCCACGTACAAGGCCGTGACCTGGCTGGTCGACCGCTACGACAACCCCGCCGGCTACATCGCCGCGGCGTTCGTGGCCGCGACGTGCCTGGTTGGTCTGATCGTGCCTGTCACTCAGGACCGTGTGGCCAGGCATCGACGCGACGAGCTGGTGGCATGAACATCGACCGCGCCGAGTGCCGCATCCGCCCAGGTCACCTCGCAGCCGAGGGCTCATTGACCTGCGACCCGTGCTCGTCCCGCGTCCGCGACGCCTTGGACGACATCGTCCGCCTCTACCCGAAGGTCGCCGAAGAGGTCCTGTGCGGCGCCAGCAGTGACGACGGGCCCCGCGGTGTCGGCGGTGGCTACCGCTCCGGCCCGCCGATCAACCTGGCCCGCATCGACCGCGAGCAGCGCCTCGCACACGCCTACATAGTCGAGATCGTCGCCTCCTGGGCGGACGAGGTCCGCGAGGACACCGGCATGCCGCCGCGACCCGGCCCACCCGCACTCAAGGCCGAGGCGACCGTGCTGGTCGGCATGTGGTCCTGGATCCGCTCCCAGGACTGGGTCGGCGACCTCGCGGCCGAGCTGTTCGACCTACAGCGCACGCTGCAGCAGCTGGCCGGCGAGACCCGCGGCCGCATCCCGCTCGGCATCTGCCCCCAGCCGGTCGACCACGACCCCCGGACCGGCGCGCAGATCCACTGCGAACAGCGCCTTTACGCCCGACCCGATGACCGGGCGGTGCATTGCCCGCAGTGCTCCACCACCTGGCCCGCCTACCGCTGGGACGAACTCCACCAAGCCCAGGGCGCCGCATGATCAAGGCCCGGATCCGCGAGCTCGCCGTCGACGAGCCGGTCGCGGACGTCGAGGCCATCAGCTTCATGCTCGGCGACATCCCGACCGGCACCCTGCACCGCTGGGCACAGCTCGACGGCTGGCCCCGCCGACACAGCACCACGTCGCGCGGCCGGCGCACCGAGTACTCCATCACCGCCGCGAAAGCCACCTACGAGCGACAACGGCTCCAACCTGGAGGAGGATCGTCCTTCGTGAGCGACCAGACACATCAAACTCCCGCTGGTCTAGCGATGATGAGAGCCGCCACCCTGTACGGCCTAGATGCAGCCGAGGTCGATGCCATCGTGCAGGGCGCCGAGTGGAGCGCCATCGAAGATCTCGAACGTCAGCTGCAGACCGGAGTGGATCGCAACCAAGTCGACGTGCAGTGGGTTGCCCTTGTGCTCGTCGTCGACGGGAACACGCACAGCTACTCCTACCAACGGTGGACGCCGCCCGCCTATCTCGAGGGTGCGCAGTCGCTCCACTGCAGGGCGGTGTTGGTGTCCGACACGCCGCCGGAAACAGGCCCTTGATCTTCTGACCTGCAGCGAAGTAACCTTCGGTCACGTTGGTGAACTGTCTTCATAGGACGGCACCACTCAAAGGACCACCGGAAGGCCCCAGCCGCCTCGCGCGCAGCTGGGGCCTTCTGCGTGTCCGCCCCACGAATCCCCCTGTAGCGGCGGCGCAGGGGACGTTGCCGCGGTCGCGTCGACTTTCGTCCGGGACCGCGGCACACAAACTTCCTGGAGGAGCGATCGTGATCACCGCGAAGGTCAAGTGCACCCGCAACGAGCCCAACCCCAGCGACGACTCCCAGGTTCTGCTCGAGTTCCAGCCGGACTACAACGACAACCGAAACCAGGAGTGGTCGAAGTACACGCCGGCACTGTCGCTCGCGATGACTGTCAAGGCCGAGGTCGCCGAGCACTTCGGCCTGCTGCAGCCCTTCACGCTGCAGTTCGTTCCCACCGAGGACTGACGCCACTTACTCGTCAGTACGAGTGTCGGGTTTCTGCAGGTCGCACCACAGGCTGGGGGTGACCGATGCGGTCCTTCACGATCTTCGCCGACCGCATCGATCCCCGCCGCTGGTGCCGGGTCCGCATCCACGACACCGTCGACGACCTGCGCCGAGCCGCCCACCAGCTCCGCCCCGACACCACGGCGGCCTGGTGGGACGGGTGCTACGGCTGCTTCCACCCCACCTGGCACTACCTCAACCCCGACACCGGACGCCGCCGCTACAGCCCCAACGGCTACGCCGGCCTGCTCCGCCTCGCCGACGACCACGTCACCGCCGAGATCGTCGCCCACGAACTCATGCACGCCGCCGTGCAGATCTACCGCATGAACGTCCACCCCGACGTCCGCCTCGGCACCAACTGCGGCGGCCGCGAGGAGCACCTCGCCTACATCTACGGCGACCTGTTCACCTCATTCCAGACCCAGCACGAGCAGGAGTGACGATGGCCAACGGTGGGCGCATGCCCGTGTTCATGCGTGTCGGAACCGGCGACGAGCACGTCATCGGCAGCCTCGCCGTCGAAGCGGTAGGCGCCGACCAGGCCACAGCAGGCGATCCGGTCAAGGTCCGCGTGGTCGGCGGCGCACTCGCGACCGCCGAGCTTCTGGAAGCCGTAGCGGCCGAGCTGCGCCGCCAGCACGCCACCGAGAACGGCACCTGACGCGCCAGTGCGAGGAGGTGCCCGTGCCGAACTGGGACGGCTCCACCCGCCGCGTCACCCTCCCGGCTGACTGGAACACCCGCATCCGCCCGGCCGTGTTCCGCCGCGATGGCCGCCGCTGCACCTGGCTCGAAGGCCTCCCTGATGGCGGCTTTCAGGTCTACCTGACCGGCCAGTACGACCCGGCCGCGCGTTGCACACGCCGCGCTACCGAGGTCGACCACGCTGGCGACCGTCTGGATCACCGCGTCGAGGCGTGCCGGTCGATCTGCCACGAGCACCACCAGCCCCACTCTGGCCGCCAAGGCGGGCGCGCATCCGCTGCGGCACGGCAGCGGCGCAACGCCCAGCGGTTCCGGCCACCAGATCCACCACCAGGCCTCAAACCCACCTGAGGTGAGGCCACCCCACAGCAACCCCTTTTGACACCGTCCAGCACCGAACCAGAGGACACCACGATGAAGATCAGGCTGCTCCGCAAGCTCGGCCAGAACCCCATCGGCGCCGTCATCGACCGCACCGCACCCGAGGCCGAGCAGCTCATCCGACAGAACTTCGCTGTGCACGCCCCGCACGACGACGCCCAGGCCCAGCCCGCCGAGGACACCGAGCCCGACGGTGACGGTGACGACAGCGACAGCGACAGCGAGGGCGATGAGAACACCGGAGGCCAGAACACCGGGCCGTCGGCAGCCGACCTCAGGGCCCACGCCGAACGCCTCCAGATCTCGACCAGCGGCAACAAGAAGCAGCTGTCCGAGCGCATCGAGCAGCACATCGCCGAACACGGCGACCAGCCCGCGCCCGCGAACTGATGCGCCCCATGCAGGGCGAGCAGCAACGCCCAGTACCGCGACCAGCAGGGCCTGTGCTGAGCGATCCAACCAACGCCCCGCTCGGCACAACCGTGGTGTTCCCGCGATGGCAGGACAAGCACCACCCTCGCGAGATCGCAATCCGCTGGGCACCACCGTTTGAACGCGACGAGCAGCACCCCTGGCTGATCGTCGGCAGCGAAGGGCCCCAGGTGTTGGCCAACGACAGCGTCGCAGGCTGCGAGGTTCTCGTCTGCTCACTGGTCGACGCGTGCGCCACGAGCAGCACCGACGACTGAGCAAGCAGGCATGAGCGCCAAAAAATCTGGCCACAGGTCTTGACAAACCCGAGGGGTGGGGGGTGCCTCCCCCGACCGCGAGACAGGGCACCGCTTCGTCATAGCGGCGGAGATCCTGTACGGATTACAAAGTTTGGGGTCCCCCGGCTACCCAAGATCGTTCTTGCCTATTTCCGCAGGTGGCACTCAATTCTGCCTGCGATCGCCTGACCCCTGGAGGGTCGCCCTGGACCCTGGAGGTCGCCATGGGCAACAAGCCTGGCCGCGTGCCAGAACGCAGTGACCGGGTTCGTCGTCGGAACGCTCCTGAGGTGCCGATCGATTCGGCGCCGGCTGCCGAGCAGGTCGAGGTGCCCGAAGCGGACAAGAGCTGGCATCCCATCGCTGCTCAGTGGTACCGGTCGCTCGCAGAGTCGGGGCAGTCGCATTGGTACGAGCCGTCAGACTGGGCGCTCGCCTACCTGATCGCTGAGTCTTTGTCGCGGGACCTGAAGCCGCAGGTAGTCGGGGTCAGTGAGGGCGGCAAGGCCGTGAAGGCGACGATCCCATTGCGCGGAGCGTCGATGGCGGCCTACCTCAAGGCGATGACGGCGCTGCTGGTCACCGAGGGCGACCGGCGCAGGCTGCGGATCGAGCTGTCGAAGCCGCAGGTCGACGAAGACGAAGCCGCGGCGGTCGCGGATCTCGATGAGTACCGCACTCGCTTCGCCAACTAGCCGACTCGTCACCCTTCCTGCTGGTGTTCCCGATCTCACCCTCGGCTGGGAGGTCGTGCGGTGGGCCGCGAAGTACCTGCGGCAGCCGAACGGCCCGAACGCCGGCGAGCGGTTCCGGTTCGTCGACTCGCAGATCCAGTTCCTGCTGTGGTGGTACGCCGTCGATCCGTCGGGCGATTGGCTGTACTACCGGGCGGTACGCCGGTTGGCGAAGGGCTCGGGGAAGTCGCCGTTCGCGGCGTTGCTGGCGCTGGCGGAGTTCACCGCGCCGGTGCGGCTGAAGGACTTCGACCCGAAGGTGCCCGGCGGGTGTGTGGGCAAGCCGGTGACGATGCCGCTGGTCCAGATCGCGGCCACGGCGGAGTCGCAGACCGAGAACACCATGCGGATGGTGCGGGCGTTCGCGCCGCGCAACTCACGGCTGGTCAAGGACTTCCGGCTCGATCCGGGCAAGACGCAGTACTTCAAGTCGCCCGAGGGCACGCTGCAGGTCATCACGTCGTCGTCGGCCGCGGCTGAGGGCGCCGAAGCGACGGCGATGATCGGTGACGAGACCGAGCACTGGTTGCCGCGCAACGGCGGGGTCGACTTCGAGGAGACCCTGGCGGACAACCTGGCGAAGTCCGGTTCCCGCATGGTCGAGACCTGCAACAGCTGGAAACCCGGTGCCGGCTCGATCGCCGAAGGTTCGTTCCAGGCATGGGTGGCGCAGGAGGAAGGCCGCACCAAGAACAAGGCGAAGATCCTCTACGACGCGCGAAAGGCGCCACCGGACTCGAAGCTGGACGACGAGGAGTCGCTCGACCGCGCCCTGGCGCACGTCTACGGCGACTGCTGGTGGGCCGACCGGGCAGCGATCAAGACCCGCATCTGGCATCCGAAGGCCCGCGCGGACGCGTCGAAGCGCAAGTACTTCAACTGGCCGACGACACCCGACGACGCCTGGATCAAACCAGAGCAGGCCGAGCAGCTGATCGACACGACGAAGGTCGTGGAGCACGGCGAGCAGGTCGCGTTGTTCTTCGACGGGTCGAAGAGTCGCGATGCCACAGGTCTGCTTGGGTGTCGCCTGTCGGACGGGCATGTGTTCGTCGTCGACGCCTGGGAGCCAGACCCGAACGACGACGAGGACGAGGTTCCGGTCAGCGCGGTCGACGCCGCAGTGCACCGGGCGTTCCGGACGTGGGACGTGCGCGCGTTCTTCGGTGACGTCCGCGAGTGGGAGTCCTTCGTCAAGGTCGACTGGCCGGGCGAGTTCGGCGAGCAGCTCGACATCTGGGCCGTGCCCGGCGGGAAGTCGCCGGAGCCGATCGCGTGGGACATGCGCACCCGCACCTGGGACTTCACACAGGCCTGCGAGCTCACCTACGAGGAGATCGTCAGCACAGCGAAGACCGGTGTGCCGACGTTCACGATCGACGGCAATCCGGTGCTGCTGCGCCACCTGGCCAACGCACGCACGAACCCGAACCGGTACGGCGTGTCGATCGGCAAGGAGTCCCACGACTCCCCACTGAAGATCGACCTCGCGGTGTGCCTCATCGGCGCCCGGATGGTCCGCAAGCTCTGGCACTCCAGCCCACACCGGAACAAGAAGAAGCAGCGGACCGGACGCGTCTGGTAGCCGCCGCAGGAGGAGGTTCCCTGTGGCCAAGATGAGTCCTAGCAGCGTGGTGGAACTGGTGAAAGACCAGCTGTGGCCGGGCTGGTCGACTGAGAAGGACAAGCTCGACCGGATCGACCAGTGGGCTCGGTGGCGGCAGGAACAGGCTCGTTTGCCAAAACAGAGCAGCCGGGAGCTGAGGTACCTCGAGGAGATCTCGCGGACGCCGTGGCTCGGCCTGGTGGTCACGACCGTCGCGCAGTGCATGTACGTCGATAACTACAGGTCGTCCTTCGAGGACGACAACCCGAAGCGTGGGCCGTGGTGGACCTGGTCTCGCAACGGGTTCGACCGTCGGCAGATCGCGATCCACCGCGCCGCGCTGACCTACGGCTACTCCTACGTGAAGGTGCTGCCTGGCGAGGACTACTTGGGCGAGCCGATGGCGGTCATGAAGGGCGTGTCACCCCGCAAGATGTGGGCCGTCTACGAGGATCCGGCGGTCGACGACTGGCCGATGTACGCCATGCAAGTCGAGTCGCAGCCCAAGAACTCGTACATGGTGAAGCTGTACGACGAGGAGTTCGAGTACTTCCTGTCGACCGAAGGCGACGACGGCAGCAAGTTCGAGTTCATCGAGGCCCGTGAGCACGAGGCCAGCGTGCCGCCGGTGGTCCGGTACACCAACCAGCTCGACCTCGACGGCCGCGCGGACGGCGAGGTCGAGCCGTTCATCGGCCCGGCGCGCCGGATCAACAAGACCGCCTACGACCGGCTGCTCGCGCAGCACTTCAACAGCTGGAAAGTGCGCACGGTCACCGGCATGGCCAAGCCGGACGCGGAGGAAGACGCCGAGCTCGAACGTCTGCGGCTGCGCCAGCAGGACCTCCTTATTGCCGAGGATGCCGACACCAAGTTCGGCACTCTCGACGAGACGCCACTGGAGGGCTTCATCTCGTCGTGGCGCGCGGACGTCGAAGCGCTCGCCGCGGTGTCGCAGACGCCGGCGCACCAACTGACCGGCCAGCTCGTGAACCTCTCGGCTGAGGCGCTCGCTGCCGCCCGGGCAGCGTTGACGCAGAAGGTGTACGAGCGGCAGAAGTCCTTCGGCGCCTCGCACGGCCCGTCGCTGCGTCTCGCCGCGGCGCTGGAGGGCCAGGAGGACTACGCGGTCGACGTGCTCGGCCGGGTCACGTGGCAGGACATGGAGATCCGGTCGATGTCGCAGGCCGTGGACGCGCTCGGCAAGGCCGCGACGATGCTCGAAGTTCCGAAGCGTGCGTTGTGGCGCCGCATCCCTGGTGTGGAGCGTCCGGACGTGGACGAGTGGGCGCGGATGGCCGAGGAGGACGACCCTGCGGTGCGCTCCGCCGAGCGACTGGCACGGCAGGACACGGTCTGATGGCCGTCACTGCTGTCGGGCGCAAACTGACTGCACAGTTCCGGGTAGGGCAGCTGGGTGTCCGGTCGAAGATGCTGGTTAGCCTGCTGAAGTTGTGGCCGCTGCTCGATGTTCGGCGGTTGGACGCGACTGCACCGGAGTGGCTGCGGCTCAGCACGCTGACGATCGCCGAGCACAGACGGGAATCGGCACGGCTCGCCGCGGCCTACTACGAGCAGCTGCGGGCAGTCGAACTGCCAGACGAGGAGCCGTACCGGGCGCGGTGGCTCGACTCGGTGCCGGAAACCGCAGCGGACAACGCGATCCGGCAATCGTTGATCGTCACCGGCCCGGTGTCGATGAAGAAAGCCTCCGCACGACTCGCCGGCCTCACAGAGCTCGGCGAGGACCACGCGGCCGAGCGGAAGCTGGAGAAGATCCGCAAGACCGCGCTGACCCAGGTGGAAGGTGCGGCCGTGCGGCACGTCCTCGACGGCGGCCGCGAACTGCTCCGTGAGGAAGCCACACAGGACCGCGTAGCGCTCGCGTTCGCGCGGGTCAGCGACGGAAATCCGTGCTACTTCTGCGCGCTCATGATCTCGCGCGGGTTCGTCTTCCGCACCGAGGACGCGGCGGGCCGGCGAGCGAACACCGCGACGCGTAGTCGCAACGGGCCGCGTGAGGCCTTTGTCGGTGAGGGCCTCTACAAGTTCCACGATCACTGTGCCTGCACCGTGGAGCCACTGTTCAGCCAGGACACACCCGTTCCGGACCAGGCGAAGAAGTACGCCGAGATCTACCGCGACGCTACGGCCCGCAAGTCCGGCTCTGCGGCGCTCGCCGCATTCCGCGCTGCCTACGACGCGCAGCGCTCCTGACTGTCCCGCCCTGGAGGCGGTTCAACCCACGTCACGACGCCCCTGGAGGGCACATGCACAGCACCACTCTGCCCGTCCACCCGACGCTGATCGACCCGGCCACCGGTGAGCCCCTGGAGGCGCTCGCTGTGATCGGAGGCCGCCCGGTGTGGCCCGTGATCGGCGCCGCTGAGGACGACGAGACCGACAACGAGACCGACGACGAGCCGGACTCCCCGGAGGAGCCCGACAAGCCGGACGCGGAAGACAAGAAGAAGCCCGAGCCGGAGCCGTTCGACGAGGACCGCGCGAAGGTGAAGATCGCCAAGGCAAACAAGGAGGCACAGAGCCTCCGGAATCGCCTCAAGGAACTGGAGCCGTTGGCGGCCAAGGCCAAGGAGCTGGAGGACGCCAACAAGACGGAGACCGAGCGGCTCAGTGAACGCCTTTCCAGCGCCGAAGAGCGCGCCGGCAAGGCAGAGAGCGAACTGTTGCGGCTCCGGGTGGCCATCGGGAAGGGACTCACCCCCGAGCAGGAGCGGCTCCTCAACACGACTGCGCGACGCCTCGTTGGCACAACCCAGGAAGAGCTTGAGGAGGACGCGGACGACCTGCTGTCCTCCTTCGCCTCCAAGGACACCAAGACGACCACCAAGGTCGAACGGCGTCCCAAGGAGAGGCTCCGCGGCGGTGGCGATCCGGATGAGCCGGTCGAGGAGACCGATCCCAAGAAGCTCGCGGCCACCATTCCGCGGCGCTGACCTATACCCGCACGGCCCCCACGGATGGCCGCTAGCGGTTCACCCAACACCACTGGAGGTTTTCCGTGGCCAACACGTTCCTGACCGCGACGAAGATCTCGCGCACCGCCCTTGGGCTGTTGCAGCGCGAGATCGTCCTTCCCGCCATGGTGTGGCGCGATGTCGACGCCGACTTTGTTGGCGCGACCAGCGAAACGGTGAACATCCGCGTCCCGGCGCGCACCCGCTCGCGTCGCCGCACGCTCGGCACCGCGCGCCCGACGGCGTCGGAGGGCGAGGGCATCATCACGATGGACGAGCTCACCGAGACCTCGATCCCGGTGCAGCTCACTGACGACGTCTACAACGCCGTTCCGATCACGGACGAGGACCTCACCCTCAAGATCGAGAACTTCGGGTCGCAGATCCTGCAGCCGCAGGTGCTCGCGGTCGCCGAAGGCCTGGAGGAGATGGTCGCCGCCGAGATGCTCGGCGCGACCTACGCCACCACGCTCACCGTCGACACCACCGACCCGTACAACACCTTCGTCGACGGCCGCCAGGCGCTCAACGACCAGAACGTGCCGAAGACCGAGCGGTTCGCGGTCGTTGGCTCCGCGATCGAGGCAGCCATCCTGAAGTCCGCGCACTTCAAGGAGGTCGACAAGTCCGGTTCGGACTCCGCGCTGCGCGACGCGATCATCGGCCGTGTCGCGGGCTTCGGTGAGGCGCACGGCTCGAACGCGCTCCCTCCGAACGTCGGGTTCCTGTTCCACCGCACCGCGTACGTGCTGGCGATGCGCGCGCCGCGCGTGCCGGACGGCGCGACGAAAGGCTCCTCGCAGTCCTTCCAGGGGCTGACGATGCGTTGGCTGCAGGACTACGACTTCCGCAACCAGCAGGACCGCTCGATGGTGAACGTGTACGCGGGCACCAACATCGTCGCGGACGGCAAGTCCAACGAGGTCCAGACCCTCACGATCACCGGCACGCCGACGGGCGGAACGTGGACGGCCACCTACTCCGGCCAGACCACCGCCGCCATCGCATACAACGCGACCGCAGCCACGGTCCGCACGGCGCTGGAGGCCTTGTCCACTGTCGGCTACGGCAACGTCGACGTGACCGGGTCTGCTGGCGGCCCGTACACGGTGACGTTCCGAGGCAGCCTGGCCGGCACCAACGTCGCGCAGATGACTGCGTCCGGCGCGGGCCTGACCGGTGGCAGCTCGCCAGCGGTTGCCGTGGCTACCTCCTCGGCGGGCGCGCAGGTGACGTTTGTTCGCGCCGTCAAGATCGTCATGCCCTGATCCTCGGAGAGAGGTGATCGGCGATGGACGCGCTTCTCGCACCCGTAAGCAAGCTCGAGGCGCGACTGCGGATCCCCGTAGGCAGCCTCACCGGGGTCGACCTGGCGAAGGCTGAGGCCGACCTGGAGGACGCGTCCAACCTGGTCCGGGCGGAGACAGGTAAGTCCTGGCTCGACGAGCAGGGACAGCCCATCGCGCCCGGACCAGTCGCGACCGTCGTGCTCAAGGCCGCGTTGCGGTGCTATCGCAATCCGGACGAGTTCTCCTCCGAGGCGGAGGACGGCTACACGTGGAGGCGTGAGCCGGACGCGGTCACGCCGTACCTCACCGAGCAGGAGAAAGAGCTGCTGGCCAAGTACGCGCCGTCGTCGACGAAGCTCTACACCATGCCGACGACCCGTGTCGGGCCCGAAGAGCGGCTGTTCCTGCACGACCAGTACGGCGGCGACCCGATCCTCTACGACGACGAGCCGTGGTGGTCGTGTTGAGCATTCTCGACGAGTTCAACGCTGTCGTGAAGGTCTACCCGCAAGAGCTCGGCACCGACCCGTACGGCAACCCGCAGTGGAAGCCGGCCGAGGTCGGTGTCGACGTGCCCGCGATGGTGTGGCCGCTGTCCACAGAGGAACGTGCCGTGCTCGGTCAGCAGGCCGGTGAGGTGTACCGGATGCGGCCGAAGCGGGGCGTTCCGTGCCCGGCGGGCCCGTGGGCGCAGGTCGAGTGGGATGGCCGCCGCTGGGAAGTCGACGGCGAGCCGACCGAGCTACGTCGCGGCAAGAGCACCCGCCGCACGGTGATCACCATCCGCACCCTGAACCCGAAGGGAGGTGGATGACGTGGCGATGGTCTACAAGAACTGCAACGACCTGATCGCGCACCTCGACGGCGTCACCAGTGCCGTGGTCGACGCGGCGACACCGATCCTGCAGCGGGCACGAGCAGGCCTCGCGGCGCACCGCGACGACGGCGACCACGAGGTACACCTGCGGCTCGGCGCGCAGACCGACGCGTTCGTCGAGCTGGTCGGCCCGGCGCCGCTGGCCGTGGAACGCGGGCACTATGCGCCGGACGGGTCGTGGATCGAAGGCCTCCATGTGCTGCGTGATGCCGTGCAGCCGGGCGGCTGACCATGAGCCTGCCCCGGTTGCTGCCCGCTGCGAACCTCCTCGTGCAACAGGTCCTGTTGCGGCAGATGACACCGCACGTTCCCGGCCTGCAGGTCGGTACGCAGCGCACAAACGTCTTCACGCGGCTGCCGTTCGTGCTCGTCGAGGAAACCTCCGGCGGCAGCGAACCACACCCCGAACTGCTCGGCATCGCCTCAGTCGCGCTTGAGGTGTTCGCCCACGGCAGCCAGGCCGCCGCGGCTGATCTCGCCGAGTGCGCCCGCGTCGGCCTGTACCGCGCGGTCGACGACCAAGTCGTCGTCGCGGCCGGTCACCTCACGAGCTACGAGGCGCTGGAGCGGTTCGTGGAGATCCGCGACTCCGGGTTGCCCGTCGACGTCTACCAGTTCCGTGGCGTGTTCTCGCTCGGCATGCGCCGGAACTGACCTTCTTCCGGACGCGCGCCCGGCGCGGCCGACTCTCATCTGTCCACGGAGGACCAATGGCCAGGGACAAGAATGTCACCTTCGTGCCGGGCAAGGGCGAGTACTGGCTCGCATTGTCCGGCACCGCATATCCCGCCGATCCCGACGACCCCGGCGCATCGGGCTTCGTCGAGATCGGCCACACGTCGCGCGAGAGCCCGATGCAGGTATCCCGCAACGGCGGCGAAGCCACCACCAAGGGGTCGTGGCAGGACGCGAACATGCGCTCGGACGTCTCGCCGCCCACCTACGCGATCGCGTTCAACCTGCTGCAGTACGACACGGCTTCGCAGAAGCTGTACTACGGCGCGAACGCGGCCGTGGTGTCCGGTCGGGTGCAGGTCCCGAAGATCCCAGTGCCGACCGAGAAGGCGCTGTTCATCCGGATCGTCGACGGCGCGCGTGCCCAGTACCGGCACTACAAGCGGGTGAGCATCGTCGGCGCGGACTCCGAGGAGTTCGACATCGAGCAGCTCGCGTCGCTGCCGATCGCGGCGACGATCCTCGGCGACGAGGCGGATGACTACCTGGGCGAGATCTCGGTGCCAGCGCCGATGGGCGCGAACGAGGTGCAGCAGGTCGCGATCACCGGCACGCCGACAGGCGGCAACTTCACGCTCACCTTCGACGGCCAGACCACCGCGAACATCGCCTACAACGCAGCAGCCGCAGCGGTGCAGACGGCGCTGGCCGCGCTGTCGAACATCGGCAGCGGCAACGTGGCCTGCACCGGCGGCGCACTGCCTGGCACTCCGGTGGCAGTCGAGTTCACCGGCGATCTCGCCGGCGTCAACGTGTCGCAGATGACCGCCAGCTCCGCCGGTCTCACCGGCGGCACCACGCCGACAGTCGCAGTCACCACCACCACGCAGGGCGGCAGCTGACCGGCTGACCTGCCCTCGCACTGACGACGCTGGGGCGGGCTACGGACCTCCTGCCCCGGCGTCCCTTCTCTGTGGTCCGTACTCAAGGTCCGTTCCATAGCAAGGAGAAGCCCGTGGGTGCAAAGCTCACCATCGCCCAGTTGCAGGCCGAAGCTGAAGGCCTCTACGGCGACTACGAGATCGACCTCGGCGGCGGCAAGACGCTCGTGCTCAAGCCGTTGCTGCGCCTGTCCGACGAGAAGCAGAACAAGGCGTATGAACTGCAGGATCGACTGTTTGCCCTGCAGAAGGGCGAGACGAAGTCTGAGAACATCACGCGCGATGTACGCGCTGCGCTGCACGAACTCATTCGCCTGGTCGCGGCCACGAAGGCGCCAGCCGACGCGTTCATCAAGAGCCATGGCCACGACGTCGTCCTGCTGATGACCCTGTTCAAGGGCTACACCGAGGTCAACCAGGTGGGGGAAGCCGCCGCCTCGCCGAGCTGATCGGCGAGCACGGCGAGGCGATCCAGTTCGACCTGATGGCCCACTGCGGCGGAATGCGTCTGTCCGACGTGTTTCGCGAAGGCAGCGGCGTTACCCCACTACTGGTCCTGTCGCTACTCGAGTACCTGCCTGAGGGCTCCGCGTACGTCGCGGAACTGGTGGGCGGCCAGCACATGCGGTCGTGGACCACACCAGTGGAGATCGCCGCGCAGACCCGCGACGCCACCGGCAGCGGCGGCTATAAGCGCAAGCTGCCGCGTCCCCAGCAGACCAAACGCGTCGCGACGTTGGACGAGGCGCTCCCGATCTGAGCACGAGCACCGATCGGGGGTGAGCCGTCGTGGCTGGCACCGGAGCGGTGATCGTCGCCCGCGCGGGTGTCCGGGTTCTCCCGGACACCACGAGCTTTGGCACGGCGCTGGGCAGGTACCTCGACCGAGTCGAGGCGCGCACGCGACTGAACGTCAACCTCGGCCTGGACGAGACGAAGTTCGACGTTCAGCTGCAGAAGCTGATGGCCAAGGCGGAGAAGGCGTCGCGTGTCGCGATCCCGGCCACGCTGGACTCCGATGCGGCCGAGCGTCAGTTCAAGTTGCTGGCCGCACAGCTCAACCGGGCGGCACCGAAGGTCGAGGTCGAGGTCGGCGTCGACCGTGCCGGGCAGATCCGCAAGGCGATCAGCGGGTTTTCCGGACTGTCGACCGCTGTGGGCTCGACGACGCTCAAGATCGGGGCGTTCGCTGCTGTCGCCGGTGCCGCGATCAACAGCGTGCTGGGCGTGACCACGGCGGTAGGCGCGCTGTCGGGCGCGATCGCCGTCGTGCCCGCGCTCGGTGTCACCGCCGCAGCTGGTATCGCCTCGATCAAGGTCGGGTTGCTGGGGTTCGGCGACGCACTCAAGGTGGTCGGCGACCCGGAGAAGTTCGCCGAGGCGCTGGAAAAGCTCTCCCCTGCCGCTCGTTCGGTGGCACGTGAGGTCGAGCGGTTGCAGCCCGCGTTCCGGGCGCTGCGCAAGCAGGTGCAGGACGCCCTGTTCAGCCAGCTCGCTGAGCAGCTGACCGCGACCGCGAACGTACTGCTGGGGCCGCTGAAGTCGGGCATGTCCTCGGTAGCGGCGGAGGCGGGCAAGGTCGCCTCCGCTCTGCTGGGCGTGGCGCGGGAGTCCGCGACCGTGGACCTGGTCTCCGGCGCGTTCAACGCGGCCCGCGGCTCCATTGCGTCGATGCGCGACGGAATCGTCGCGGTGGCCCGCGGGTTCCGGGATCTGGCGACAGCCGCGTTGCCGGTGGTTTCACGGATCACCCAGGGTGCTGGCACTGCGGCGCAGTCATTCGGTGAGTGGCTGACCCGCATCTCCGCGTCCGGCAAGGCCGTGCAGGCGATCACCGACGCGTTCGGGGTGCTGCGCCAGTTCGGTGAACTGCTCCGGCAGGTCGGCGGGATCGTGCACGCGGTCCTGTCGGCGGCCACCGAGCAGGGCACGGGGCTGACCTCGACCCTGACCGACCTGCTGCGGTCGGTCAACCAGTTCCTGTCGTCCGGTGAAGGACGTGAGGTTCTGCTCAGCGTGCTGCGTGCGCTGCGCGAGGCCGGTCAAGTCCTGGCGCCAGTGCTCGAGTCGCTGGGCAAGGCCTTGGGCCGCATCGTCGAGCCCGCAGCCCGGATCGCAACAGCGCTGGGACCCGGCGTCACGTCGTTGATCGACGGGCTCGGTGCGGCGCTGGAGAAGCTCGGTCCCGGCCTGGAGTCGGTCGCGCAGGGGCTGTCCAAGGCCTTCGCTGACCCGCGGATGTCCACAGCGCTGGTCGACCTCGGCAAGGCGCTGTCGGATGTGCTGATCGCGGCGACACCGCTGATCCCGCCTCTGGCCAGGCTGGTGACGTTGTTCGCCAACGCTTTCGGCCGCAACCTGACCACCGCCGCGCCGATCATCGGCAAAGCGGCCGACGCCCTGGCAGTGCTGCTGGACAAGGTCATCGACGTGGCGGACTGGGTGAACCGGCTCGCCAACCAGTTCTCCCGCTGGCTGTACTTGGACACGATCGGCGGCCTCCTGCGCGACGTCGGCGAAGCCGCCGGAAAACTGGTCCGCTGGTTCTCCGACCTCGGCGACACGATCTCGTCGCTGCAGCTGTCGGACTTCACCGACGCCCTGTCCCGTGTCGCGTCTGCGGTGGGCCGCTGGTTCTCCGACCTGGGTTCTCAGGCGTCGTCGGGGCTGTCGTCATTCGTGGACAGCGTCATCGCCTGGTTCCAGGCGCTGCCTGGGCGGATCGTCACCGCGTTGCAGCAGTTGCCGCAGCAGCTGTGGCAGTTGTTCTCCGACGCGTTTCTGTTCGCGGCGACCGCCATCGGCACCGGCATCGGCTACATCGTCGGCGCGCTGATCGTGCTGCCGATCGTGATCGTCCAGACCTTGGCCACGCTGGGCAGTCTGCTGTGGGACCTCCTCGCGCATGCCTTCGAGTTCGCCACCACGGCAATCGTGACCGGCATCGACAACGCCCTGGTCTGGGTTATGGCGTTGCCTGGCCGGATCATGGCGGCCCTCGCGTCACTGCAGTCGATGCTGGGCGAGTGGGCGCGCTCAGCCTGGGAGTGGGCAAGCACGACCGGCCTGAACGCCGCCGAGTCCATCCTGGCGTGGGCGGTCGGGCTGCCGGGTCGCATCGTCGCGGCGGTCGGGTCTTTGGCGTCGTCGCTGGGCGGCTGGGCATCGAACGCGTGGAACTCGGCACGCTCGGCGATGGTGTCCTCCGCCGAGTCGATCCTCAGTTGGGTGTCCACGCTGCCCGGCCGGATCGTGTCCGCACTGGGCAACCTGGGATCGCTGCTGGTCGAATCAGGCAGGGCGTTGATCCGCGGTTTCATCGACGGCCTCGTCTCGATGATCGGCACCGTTCAGGACACCGCGAGCAACATCGTGCAATCCGTCAAGGACTTCTTCCCCCACAGCCCAGCCAAACGCGGCCCTCTGTCGGGCATGGGCTACACCGACCGGTCCGGCATGGCGCTGGCCCGCGACTTCGCCGCTGGCATGGAACGCGGTGTGCCGCTGGTCGTGTCCGCCTCACGCGAACTCACCGACGCGGTCAACCTGGCAGGCGGCGGCCTGGTCACCGCTGACACCGCGGCTGCTGGAGCGGGTGGCACGGGGCCGACGGTGAACATCTATCCGAGGCCGGAGCAGTCCGAAGAGTCCATCGGTATGGCGGCTCGACGTCAGTTGGCGTTGGCCGGACGGACTCGCTGAAAGCCATCGAGACCGGGACAAGGGGTGGGCGATGGTGGGCTTGCGTGTGCAGTGGGAGCTGGACGGCCTGCGGTTCAACGACGGCGTCGACGCCGACGGTGTGCAGTGGGTCGTTGAGTCCGAAGTCGGCTGGTCCGGCACAACCTCGCCGCGCACCGCCCGCACGCCCCGCCCTGGCGGGCACGGCTCGTACCGCTCTCCGGTGTACCGCGGGGAACGGATCGTCGAGCTGACCTGCTGGGCCGCAGCCACCACCTGGGAAGCCCGGCGTCGTGCCGAACACCGCCTCGCGGCCTTGTGCTCGGAGCCGGGCAGGTTGTATCCGCTGCTGTGCACCGAGGAGATCGGGGACCTGACCGCGGACGTCGAGCTCGACGACGTGATCGACCCGATCATCAAGCCAGGCGGCTACGTCCTCGAGTTCGCCATTCAGATCGCCGCCCCGGACCCACGCAAGTACGCGCCATGGATCTCCGGCGAGGCCGAGCTACCAGACGAACCAACCGGAGGCCTGGACGCCACCACTGCTGGTGGACTCGACGCGACCACAGCTGGCGGCCTGGACGCGGGCGGTGTCGGGCCCACCGGTTTGGTCACGATCACCAACACCGGCAACGCGCCCTCCAGTCCGCTGGTGCAGTTCGACGCCGGAACCGCGGATCTGGTCAACCCGGAACTGGCCGACATCGTCACCGGCGACGTGCTGCGCTACGGCGGCACGGTCCCCGCTGGACAGAGCGTGTGGATCAACACCAGCGAGCACCAGTCCCAGCACAGCGGCCTGGTCTACCCGGCCCGCTCGGTGCTGCTCGGCGGTGCAGAGGGCGTGGATCGTGGCGGTCTGCTCGCCCTCGTCGGCGACTGGCCGGTCGTCGCCCCACTGTCCGAGACCACGTGGGCGTTCCGCGCCACCTCCGGGGCCATCAGCGCCCGCGCACGCATCTACCTACGGCCCGCCCAATGGTGAGGCCTCACAGCCGTCTGGAGGTCCTGACGTGGCCGCAGTGATTCAGGGTCTCGACCCGTGGTTCATCGACAAAAAGGTCAGCCCGCTGGAAGCGCGCGCAGCCATCGCCGTGCTGATGGGCCACAGCGCCGGCAGTGCGGTCGGCGGCCTCGGCGGTGTGATCCCTGGTGTAGGCAGCGAGTTGACCGTGACTGCGACCACGCCGTCCGCGTCAATGGCGTTGACCGTGTCGGCCGGTGCCGTGGTCGTGCCGCGCACCAACCAGCAGGCGTTTGTGGCGGTGTTCGCCGCAGCCGCCAACATCGACGTGCCCGCTGCGCACGCCACCAACGCCCGCGTCGACACGGTGATCGTGCGGATCCGAGACTCCGACCTCGGCGACGCCGCGAACGTCATCGGCAGCAAGGGCGCGTTCATCGAGATCGTCAAGGGACCAGAGGACGGCTCCCAGGCGCCGCCTGACCTGTCCGCCATCCCGAGTTGTTTCCCCTTGCGGAACTACCAGGTGCTCGCGGGCGCGCTCACCATCGCCACTGACAAACTCCAGACCGATCGTCGCGTGTGGACCCGCTCGCCTGGCGGAGTGAGGTACAGCCTCAACGCCGAAGCGAGGGCCGGCGCCTACCCGTGGGACCTTCGCGTCTCCACGGCCGGCCAGCTCGACATCTGGGACAACACGGCGGCGGCGTGGATCCAGATGCTCACCGCCGGTGCACGAACGAGCTTCACGCCCGTGTTCCGCTACAGCGGCGGGAGCGGCAACCCCGCCGGAGTGGTCGGCCTGGGCACCGGCGGCCGCCTCGTTGGCCGGTACTCCCGCCAGGGCCGCATCATCCGCGGTCACGCCGAGCTACTGATGGGCGTTGGTGGCAGCGGCGGCAGCGGCGTCGTGACGATGGACCTACCAGCCGGCCTAGTGTCCATCGCCGGAATCCGTCAGCGCGCCGGCTCGGCCACCTACTACAGCCCGGCCGCCGACAAGTCGTTCGATGGCGCCGTGTGGGTCAGCGACTCGGCCACGATCCTGGACATCTACTTCCCCGCCAGCGCCAGCGCGTCCAGCATGGGCCCGCTCACAAACGCCAACCCCGCCAGTCCCAGCCCTGGCACCGGCGTGCCGCTGCTGGCTGGCCAATACACCCTCGGTGACAACATCCGAGTCTGGATCGACTTCGAATTCGAGACCACCACATGACCATCGCCCTCACCGGAGCAGGCACGCCGACGCCAGTGTCGCCGTCCTGGTCGCTGCTGGTCGCGGAGTCGGTCACCGGCCATCGCGTCGCGAGCCTGCCTCTGAGCAGCATGCGATGGTCGCGGGGCCTGCGTTTCGGGTCCGGCACCGATCTCGAGGTGACGGTGCCGCTCGACGGGACACCGATCGCGGGCGGGCAGACCGTCACCGAACGCGTCCGCACATTCGCCGGAGACGGGACGCGGTTCATGCTGGTCACCGTCTATGGGCGGACGCCGATCAGTTACGGGTTCATCACCGCCCCGTCCCCGACGCCGGCGTCTTGCACCATCGGCACGATCGATCTGGCCGGGCTGCTGCGCCGCCGCTCGATCATCGCGCACGGCCAGCGCGCCAACCCTGCTGGCCAGGCCGCGGACGTCACACTGGGCCCGGCGAGCAAGCCCGAGCTCGCACGGCTGCTGCTATTGCACGCGATCGGTGAGGCCGGTGGCGCGTTGCCGCTGGCGATCTCAACACCGAGCGCGAGCGGCAGCCACGTCCGCACCTACAACGGCTTCAGGTTCGACACCTACACCGATGCGCTGGCCAACCTCGTCGACGACGAGGACGGCCCGGACATCCGCGTCACCCCGGTGCTGTCGGCGGACCAACAGTGGATCACGCTGCGCGTCGACATCGGCGAACCCTGGATCGGCGACTCCACACACCACTGGGAATGCCCAGGATCCGCGCTCGACGTCGTGCCCGACTACGACCACAGCCAGGCTGGCGCATGGCACTACGTACCGGGCGACGGCACCGACTACGACCGGCCCGTCGGAGTCGCCTACGCCGGCGCGATGCTCGCCGCTGGCGTGCCGCTGATGGACCGCGTGGACTCAAGCCGAGGCAGCACCAGCAACCTCGACACCCTCAATGCGGCCGCGGCCGCTAACGCCACAGTGTTCGAACGCGGCCTGGAATCGCTCACGCTCACTGTGGACGCCAACGGCAAACCCCAACTCGGCACGTACGCCGCTGGCGACATGAGCACCATCCGCACCTCGCAGCACTGGTGGCTGGGTTCCGACCTGCACCAACGGCGCATTGTTGGCATCTCCGGTGACCACACGGACAAGGTCACCGTCACCACCGCACTCACCAGCCAGGGGGCGTGATGGCGATCGACGGCCAGGTGCCCAGCACCGACTACCTCGACTACATCCGCAAGCTGGAGCAGCGGATCAGCACGCTGGAGAACGGCCGCACGCTGCGCAACGTCGTCATCCCGGAGGGCGGCCTGCAGATCCGTGGTGGCGGCGAGCTTCGCGTGGACACCGAGGACGGCGTGCAGATGTTCCTGCTCGGCCGTCTGATCTCGGGCAGCACGCCGTTCCGCGGCTTCATCCTGCGCCGCGAGAACGGGTCGTTTCTCTTCTACACCAACATTGTGGGCGGCGATCCGGACAAGGTGTTCTTCGCCTGGCTCGACAACCAGGGAAACATCTTGTTCTCTGACGACGGGGTTTCAGGCGGGGGTATCGCTAAGCCGTGGCTCTCGATGCCCACTGTGCCGGTGCTCAGCTCGTCCATCCCGGTCACCACCGGTGCGACATGGGTTTCCGTCTACAGCACGGGATGGATTCTCAAGCAGCAGCCCGCGATCGAGGTACAGGCCTTGCTCTACTCGACGGGCGGCGGCGTCGGAGAGGCCCGATACACGATCAACGGCAACCCTGTCGGTGCCGTTATGTCGATCGCTTCTGGTGCGTTCGCCTGGTCGTCGATCTCGCCTTTCACGCTCCCCGGCGCGATTAGCTCGTACGTCCGTGTTGAGCTGCAGGTGCAGCGCACGAACGGAGCCGGATCGGTCGGTGGCGTTCTCGTCGCGACGCAGCGACAGTCAGTTTGATGGGGGAGCCTGCTCCCAGCTCGGCGACGGATGCGCGGGAGGCGGCGGCGGGGGCGGCTCGTGTCCGTTGGTCGGGTTGAGCGGGTTGCCGTTCGAGTCGGTCGGAACGGGCACGGGCTGCGGCTCTGGCTGCGGTTCGGTCATGACGCGATTGTCTCTCGGTGCAGGTGGCTGAACGGGCAACGGCGCGGGTGCCGTAGCGCTCGGCGACACCGGCGGCGTCGTGCTCGTGCTCGTGGTGGCCGAGCTGGTCGACGTCGTCGTGCTCGTGACAACGGTCGGCAGCTGCTCTGTCCCTGCGGGCGCTGGGTCGCTGCCTGAGGCGAGCGCGACGGTGATGCCGCCTCCGATCAGGACCGCGGCGACAGCCCCAGCGGTCACGAGAACGCTGACCTGCTTCTTCTCCAAAGCGACCTCCGGAAGCTCGCGCCTACCACGGCGCCTGCTGACTACATCGCTTCTATGACGCGCGGCGTCACGCCCTCGTTGACCGGCATCACCCGGCACACACATCTGACCCCTGCTGGAGGTGCCGCGTGCAGCTGCTGCCCAGACCGCTGTGGATTGCCCTGACAGTCATCATCTCGCTGGCCTGGCTTGCCAACCTGGTCGTCGGCTGGCTCGGCATCGGACAGACCGAGACCGCCGTCAACTTCATCTTCGGAGCGGTCGTCGGTTCCTTGTACGTCGTGCGGCCCAGAGCCGCCGAGGCCGCGAAGAACATCGTCGACGCCATCAGCGGCAAAGCCGCCGACGAGAAGCCGCCTCGAGGTGACAGCCCATGAACCCACTGATCTACGTGCTGTCCGCACTCGGCTGGTTCGTGCTCGGCGTGTTCGCAGGCGCGCAGTGGACCCGGATGCGCCGCGAAGTGCAGCGCATCGCTAACGCTCAGGCCGGGGAGGAAACAGTGGCACAGCACCAGGAAACCGACGAGGCACCATCCAAGGCGCCGCGACCGCGCCGCTGGCCGCGGCGCATCCTGGACACGTTCGTCGTGCTGCTGTTCATCGGATCCGCCGTGCAGGCCTACGTCACCAATGAGCAGATCCAGGGCGTCGTCGCCTGCCAGCGGGCTTATCAGACTGGATTCGCCGACGCCCTCGCAGCGCGCCAAGCCGCGTCAGGGGTCGAACGTGAAGCGCTTGTGCGGTGGATGACGATCCTCGACGAGCTGATCAGTAACGGCCGGCTTGGCGGCGACCCGGCCGCGGCTCGCCAAAGGTTCGCCGACGCGACTCGTGAGTACCTGCAGAAGCAGAACGAGCTGACACGCAAGCAGCAGGAGAACCCCTTCCCTCCATCACCACGCGACCTGTGCCGGTGAGGTGACCCATGGGCGACTCCGCACTCATCGGCGCGGTGTACCTCGTCCTGCGCCCGTCACCCGAACCCGCCGTCGCCGCGCGACGTGTGCGGCAGCTCATCCCCTTCCCCACGTGAGGTGATCACACATGACCTGGCGCGTCGCGTACTCGCTGGACAAGCTGCTTCAGCAGCTCAACTCCTTGGCACCGAACCGATCCCGAGCGTCTGACGGCTCGATCGGCGATGCCGCACACCAGGCGGAGGGATCAGCATCCGACCACAACCCGTGGTACGGGCCGGGGATCGTCACCGCACGGGACTTCACGCACGACCCGGCCGGCGGACTGGACTGCAACAAGCTCGCCGCCGCGCTGATCGCGAGCCGCGATCCACGCATCAAGTACCTGATCTGGCAGGGCCGCATCGTCGACAGCCGGCCCGAGTTCAGGCCGTGGACCTGGCAGCCCAGCAGCGGCCACTACCAGCACCTGCACCTGTCCGTGATGGCAACCGCCAGCGCGGACGACGCCCGCCCCTGGTCCTTGCCAGGGCTGACTCAGGAGGACGACGTGAGCGAACAGGACGCCTACAACGGTTTCAGGCGAGTGATCCAGGAGGCAGCCGAGGGCCGGGCCGCCGATGTCGCCGGTCAGCTTCGAACGATCCTGGTCAGCGGTCCGATCCCCGCCAAGGGCGACAAGAACCCCGAGGCCACCACCTCGATTGAGCTGGAAGCGTCCTGGAACGCGAACAACTTCCGGCAAGTCAACACCCAGCTGGCGGCGCTCGTCGCGCTGGCAACCGCTGACCGCGATGTGACGCCGGAACAGCTCAACGCGATGGTCGACACGGCCGTGGCGAAGCACACGCCGACGGCCGAGCAGGTCGCGGCCGCGCAGCTGCCGCACATCCAGGAAGCCGTGCGCGAAGTGCTCGGCGAGGACAACGAGGAGCAGGCCGACGCGATCGTGCTGAAGCTCGGCGAGAAGCTGGCGCAGAGGGGTGCAGCCTGATGGCCGGCGCGCCGATCGAGGCGAAGGTGAAGACGTCCACGCTGGCGAGCGTGGTGGCCACGCTCGTGCTTGGGCTGCTGTCGCAGTACCTGTTCAAGGGTGGCGAGGTTCCTGAGTTCCTGGCGACGTTCGTGAGCTCGGCCGTCCTGTCGGCAGTGACTGGTGCTGTGACGTTCGCCGTGGGCTGGGCTACGAGGCACACGCCGCGGGTTCTCACTATTGAGCAGGACCAGGAGGCGTAAGCCATGTCCGTTGTCACCGTGCGCCACAAGCTTTTTGCCGCCGACGAGTCTCCGGTCGCCGGACGCACGGTGACAGCGGAGCTCATTGCCCCGGCGCCGTTCCTGGCCAACCACACCGGCTCGATCGTCTTGGTTGCCCGCGCGATCAGCGATACCGCCGGGCTCGTGGAACTGAAGCTCACACCACAGCTCGAGATCGCCGCGTCCGGTACGCACTACACGGTCCGGGTCGCGGGCACCGAACTGGAGTGGCACTGCGTAGTGCCGAGCTCCGGACCGGTGGAGCTGGCGAACATCCTGGTTGACCCGGACACGCTGGTCCCGGTGTCGCCGGATCTGGCGTCGCTGTACGTGCCACGCGCCGAGATCGGCGTGCCGGGCGGTATCCCGCCGCTAGACGAGGACGGCAAGGTGCCTCCGCAGTTCCTGCCCGCGGGCAGTGGTGGCGGAGACATGCCGGACGCGACCACGACGACGAAGGGCATCGTCCAGCTCGCAGGGGATCTCGCGGGCACGGCCGGCGCACCGACCGTGCCCGGCCTCGCTGGGAAGTACGTCAAGCCTGGCAGCGGCATCCCCGGCAGCGACCTCGCTGCCGCAGTGCAGGCAAGCCTCGGCAAGGCCGACACCGCTACGCAACCCGGCCAGCTCGCTACCGTCGCCACCAGCGGCGCGTACGGGGATCTCACCGGCAAGCCGTCCATACCGGACAGCCCGGACGACATCGGTGCCGCGCCGGCCACGCACACTCACACCATCGGCAACGTCACCGGGCTGCAGACCGAGCTGGACGGCAAGGCCGCCACGGTCCACAGCCACACCATCGCGAACGTGACCGGTCTTCAAGCCGTGCTCGACGGGAAAGCAGCGACCGTCCACGGTCACGCCGTCTCGGACGTGAGCGGTCTACAGACTGCGTTGGACGGGAAGGTGCAGGCCTCGCTCGTCGACGCCGCTGGCGATCTCCTCGTCGGCAGCGGGCCTGACGCGCTCACGCGACTCGCCAAGGGTGCTGACGGCCAAGTCCTCGGCGTCGTGGCTGGAGCGGTCGGCTGGGTCGACGCACCCGCCGGTGGCGGTTCCTCGGTCGATCCGGTCGCTCGTCGCTATGGCTGCAAGGCCATCACGATGGACCCGCATGACCTCAGCGTGGGCACCGCCAGTGGCGGGCTCAAGTTCATCGCCATGTCCAGTCAGCGGCTCTACCAGATGCGCGTGGCCCTGCCCGCTGGTGAGACAGTGTCCAGTGTTCGGGTGCCGATCAAGGCGCTCGGATCTGGTGCCGGGGCTCTTCGGTTCGGTGTCTACCAGGAAGACCTGGCGCCACTCGGAAGCAGCGCTGATGTTGCCGGCGCGTTCACCACCGGGTCCGCCGAAACCTGGCGGACCGCCGCACTCACCACACCCGCGGCCACGACCGGCGACTACGTGTGGATCGTCGCGCTGTCCACCCTCGACACCGGCCCTCAGTTGGCCTTCAGTGAGATCGACAACGTGGGCGAGTTCGCCTGGCTTCTCAACACCAGCGGCACACCGAACGCGGTGCGCACCGAAGGTGCGTCCGCTCTGCCCGGCACCCTCGATCCTGGCTCGGGTATCGCCTACCTGGACTGCTTGCTCGGCATCGCCTGACCGGGACCGTTGCCCCCTGGCTCGGCTATCACACACGCGGCCCCCGCACACCTGAGTGGTGTGCGGGGGCCTTGTTGCGTTTGTCAGCTCTTCTGCCTGGTGAAGAAGGTGTTGATGGCGGCTACCGCTTCGGGGTTTTTGAGGCCGCGGATCATGTAGGACTTCTGGGTGTCGGCGACGGATGCCTTCCTGAGTCCGTCAGCGACCTGCCGCGCGGTCTGGCCAGCGAAGTCGAGCGCGGTGCCGTAGGTGCGTCGTCCGTAGTGCGTGGTGAAGTCCGGGAAGCCGATCCGCTTGCGCAGTCGCCGGATGTTGGTCTGGGTGCTGCTTGGGCAGCGGAACGTCCCCTTCGTGTTCGGGAAGAGCGGGTCCTCGGGCTTCGCGCCCGCGGGCCGCTGGACCAGCAGCCTGACGCACAGCGCGGGAGGCATCCCGACCAGATCCACCGAGGACGGGGTCTTGCCGCCGTGCCGCATGACGCCCTTGCCGGCCACACGCACCATGTTGCCGTTGAACCACACCGTCCACGGCGGGATCGTCCACCTGCCGAAGACCGGGTGCTCAACCTCGACGGGCTGCTCGGTGAGGTTGACGTCGCACCAGCGCACCGCCAGGGCCTCGCCGATGCGGGCACCGGTCTCGAACTGGAACTTGATCAGGTCGGCGTGACCGTAGGCGTTCGCGATCCGGTCGGCGTCGAGCTTGTCGAAGAACGCCGCGGCTTCCTCGGCGTCGTACCCGCGGGGTGGCTTCGCGGTGCCCTCGATGGGTTCGAGCGCGGTGACGGGGTTGACGGTGAGTGCGCCGTCTCGGATGGCGAGCTTCAGCGTGCCGTTGATGACCTTGCGGATGGAGCGCCGCGAGTTGGCCGCCAGTGGCGTGCCGGTCTTCGCGCTGGGCTTCTCGGCGAGGTCGTCGAGGTAGTCCTGCAGTCGGCCGGCGGTGCACTCGGCGAGGGTCAGGTCGCCGATGTCGGGGATGATGCGCGCGTTGGCCCATCGCCGGTACAGGTCGTATGTGGTGCCTTTGCGCCGTTTCTGGACGCCCTCGAGGTAGCGGAGCACGGCGACGCGGAGGCGGGTGTTGCGTGCGAGCTTGGTGACGGTGCTGCCGTTGAGCTCGCGCAGATGCTTCTTGAGGCTGGCGATGGCGGCCTTCTGCGCCATCTCGGCGTCTGGTCCTTCACCGCGGCGCTCGGGCTTCGTGGTCTTGCCGTCCTTGCCGCGATACAGGCAGTAGGCGCGCCACTTCTCGGGGGTCTCACCTTCGGGGGAAAGACGAGAAGTGTTGATCTTTCCGTGTTCTCCGATGCCGAGCGGTGGTGCTCCCATCCTGTCCTCCATGGACTATTCAGAGGTGGGTATTCGGTGGGTTGATCTTGAAATCCCGCCGATCGCGGCTGCCCGCGTTCCCTCTACCAGCCACAACACCGTAGCAGACGGGTAGTTCTTCACAACTACATGGGTCGTGCATAGGCATTGCGGGGATAAGCGAGGGGTTGCGGCAGCACGCGGCCACCTGTCTAGACGATCATCGATCGCGATTGTGCGCAACCATGCAGGGGCTGACGTTGCGCGCCAAAGCGGTGGGGGATCCGTGGGTTGATCTTGCCGCGCCAGTGCACGCAACCGCGCGTATGCGCGGCCCCCATAACGCTTGTACGCGCAACTAGTTACGGTGCCGACGCTAACGAATGCACGACACTTCGGACAGTGACCGGGCATGTTCACGCATCTGGGTGAAGTCCGGTATGGACTAATTGCGGGAGCATGCAGTCCCCCTCGTGGTCCTGCTTAGGTGGTCTGGCGCCAGGCAAACCCTGTGTGCGCATCCATCACTGGGATCGGGGGATCAGGTGACTGAGATCGACGACAGCCCCAGCGGATCCATTTCGCGCGAGCTGCTCGGCGACATAAGCGACTGTCCGCCTGGCAGCCTTGTCGCCAACTTCGTTGGCGTAGCCCAAGTGCTACTGCCCAACGGCGCCTACCGCATCGTGCGCATCTATCCCTGCGGCACCGTCAACGGCAGCACGGAACGGGGGATGCTCGCCGACGCGCTGAGCGACTCCAACCACGAGCGCGAACTCAAGCGCAGATCGCCCTGACCTACGTCGACAGCTGATCACTCGTGCGGTTACCGAGCGGTAGCTCGTCCGGTCCCGCCGCCGAGGCCGCGCTGCGGAGTTCAGCCGGGCCTGGCCGAACCTCGACCACGTCGTCGATGAAGCCTTGCGCTCTCAAATACTCGTCGACGATCGTCTCGACCGCGCTGCGGAACTTGGGGTCCAGCTGGGCAATGCGGTCGGCCAGGTGCGCCGAGCGGCGAGCGACCTCGGCTGCTGCTTCTTCGTCGGTCTTGCGCCGCGCGTGCTTGAGTTCGGCGACCTCGAGCACGTAGTCGAGATCGAGCTCCAACGCCTCGGCCAGTGGGCGCAGGATCTTGACCGTCGGGTTGACCGGATCCCCGTTGTCCGCGCGGAACCCGGTTTCGTAGTAGGTGACGGTGGCGCGGCCGAGGCCTGAGCGCTCGGCAAGTTTGGTGAACGACAGGCCGAGCTTCTCTCGCTGGGCCTTGAGCACGGGTCCAAGCGGCCACGTGCCAGGGTCGCGCTCCCTGACAGTCATGCTGCGCATCATCCTGCACACTCGTGTGTCGCGCCACGTCCAAACGGTTGCAGGAAACCCGCCAGGACAGAAATGCTTGTTTGTGTCCGGCAGTAGCGCTAATGTGGCGACATGATGAATGCTCCCCCGCAACCGTGGCCGAGCCTCAAGAGCGCGGTCCGCCGGTCTGGCCTGAGCTACACCGAACTGGCCAAACGAGTCGGAATCAGCAGGCAGTCCGTGACCGCCTACGCCCGCGGCGACCGCCACCCCTCCGAAGAAACCATCGCCGCCCTCGCCATCGAGCTCGGCGTGCCCTACGACGAGCTGCGCGCAGATGTGCCCTTCGCCACGTCACCGATCGAGATGTTCGATGAGATCGACGGCCTGGTCAGCGTGCTCTCAGTCCGCTTGAGGGACGCGACGACCAAGCTCGAGGAGATCAAGGCCATGCGCGAGCAGCTTCACGAGCTCGCCCAGGTGTCGGCATGACGACCGCCGAAGCGTCCCGTCTCGCCGTCGTCGTCCAGGAGCGGCGCGTACGCATCGTGAAGGTCGCCTACTCGCTCGAGGAACTGTCCTCGGTGACGGGCGAGTCCAAGGACGCGCTGCGCCGCCGCATCCACAACGGCAGCCTGGCGGCCCGGCACACCGGCCGCCGGTACGTCGTTAGTGGCCCGGCCGTTCTCGCCGCTGGCCTGTGGAATGCGCGCACCCTGGTTGACTACCGCGACGTCATCGACCCGGATGTCGAGTACAGCCTGGGCGAACTCGGCACGTTCCTCGACCTGTCGTACTACGCGGCCCGCCGTCTCGTGCAAGCCGGCCGCATCAAGCCCGCCGACGGCCCGACCATGCGCGTGAAGATCCGGGGCGCCGAACTGCTCGCGTACCTCGGCGGCTGCGACGACCCGATGCAGCACCCCGAGTCCGCATAACCCTGCGCACCGCATTTCTCTGGGCCTCGTAGCCCGACCCCCTGAACCACTTCAGCCCTGTCGCTCACGCGACAAGCGGCGTATTTCGCGTACCCGAAAACAGGAGATGCCCCATGTCAGAGGACCAGCCCGTACCGGGCCAAGACGTGATCGAGCAGGACTGGCTGACCAAGGCGCTCGGCGTGGTGCAGAGCGAACGCGAGAAGCTGGAAGAGGTCGAGGGGCGGATCCGCCAGCGGCTCACCACCGCGCTGGGGCCTGGCGGAAGCCGGTCGGTGTACGACCCGCAGCACCTCGGCAAGAAGGAGTGGAAGGGCTGGAAGGCCACCGCGACCGAAATGGCTTACCAAGCCTGTGTCGAGGATCAGTCGAAGGCTGCAGCGTGGGTGCTGGCGCACTACGCGGAGAAGGCGGAGCACCGCATTCGCGTCTCCCCGGAGGTGCCCGAGCGTGAAGTGATCAACGTTATCCGCAGCCACGCGAAGCACATGCTCGAAGAGGTCGTCGAGGTTCCGGACTACGTGCTGCACGAGCTGGTGCAGAAGGCCAAGCAGGCCGGCCAGCCGATCGGATTCGGCGGCGAGGTTGGCGAGAACGCGCCCCCTGGGATCAAGGTGACGCAGCCCGATTCGTACCTGAGCGTGAAGTACTACGGGCCCGCTACCGACATCGTCGAGACGTTGCGCGCGGACGAGCGGTTCAAGTTGGACACGATCATCGTGGCGATGGCCGGTGACGAGTGATGGCTGAGCCAACGACACGCCGACCGGCCAAGAACGCGACCTGGCACCACCGAGCGCTGCTCTCCGGAGAGCCCGGTACCGATGCCGCCTGGCTTGCCGCTGAACTGACCGGCGATCCGCGCCTGGCCGCGTCCTACTGGCTGGAGATCGGCAGCGACTCCAACGCCGACCTGTACGCGCAGGCCGACGGCGCCTCTTTCGAGATCATCGACCACGACGGCACCTGGCTCGACATGTACGAGCAGTTCACCGCAGTGTGGGAGATGGTCCGCGAAGCGGGTCTGCCGGTCGCGCTGATCGTGACGTCGATGAGCGGCGTGCGGTCGATGCTGAACGACGCCGCCAGCGCGAAGGCACGCCGTCGACAAGCGACTGTGCTCGCCGGTCGTGGCCTGGACCCGGCTGCCGCGTTCTCCTCGGAAGCTCCAGTGGAGATCGGGCCGGACATCCGCACGCTGATGACCGCCCGGCACCAGCAGCTGATCGCGAAGATCCGCACTTGGCCGGGGCCGGTCGTCATGACCGCCCGCGAGGTGCGCACCCCTGATGGCCACTGGTCGCTCAAGGCCCACGATCAGCTCGGGTTCGACGTCACCGCGTGGGTGCGGCTGACCCGTGACGATGAGCCGGAGATCGTGGTGCTCGACACTGCTCACCATCACCGGCTCACCCGAAGCCAGCGCGAGGCGCTGCGCTCGCAGTTCACGCTGCCCAAGCTCATCTGGGACTGGTCGGGATGCGACGAGAAGACGCGTGCGCCTGAACCTCGTGTGTGGGACGCCGACCAGGTACTGCCCGGCGAGCGCCCGGCGCACCTGCTGCAGGCGGTGAAGACCGTCCGTCAGCAACCGCGGCGGGCGGCCACCGTTGCGCCACGCCCGGCCGCCGCTTCAGGTGAGCCGCTGCCACCTGAAGCGGAGCGTGTCGCTGCTTTCACGGACCTCTGGTTGCAGCTCGACGATCGCGACAAGGTCCAGCCCGAATGGGAACGCATGCTCGCCGACGTCGGCGGTGCGCTCGACACGGATATCGCGGGACTGCTGTCCGATCAGGACCGCGACACCCTCGGGGTCACCGCTGGCCAGAAGTACACGCTCGACGACCTGGCGACTCGCGCGGCACAACACATCCGCCGTACCCGTACCGCGCTGTGTCCGCGTCCTGGTGTGGGTGTGGCATGAGCAAACAGAGGACACCTCGCTACTGGCACGGAGGCTTCCCCGGTCTCCGCCCCGGCGACTCCGTCATCCCCGCCACCGAATCTGGCGCGATGCGAACGCTCACGGGCTACGGATCGCTGCCCGGCTACGGCGCAGACCACATCCGCCCGGACCGTGTCCACCTCGCCACTGAACGGGCGTGCGCCAAGGCATTCGCGGCGGCATACCCAGACGGCGCGCTCTACCAGGCAGAGCCGATCGGTGACATCGAGCCCGATCCCGATGCTCCCGACGAGGCGATCCGATGCGCGCGTGCGCGGGTCATCGTCGTATACGACCCGTGCGTCCGCTGGGCAGAACGCGGTGAGGGCTGGCTGCGTTCTTTGACGAGGGAGCGACGGCCATGAAGCCTTCGAAACCCTTGCCTCGTCGCACGCCTCTGCGTCGCACGCCGTTCAAGACCAAGGCGACCGCACGCCTCAAGCGCGCCAGCACGCTGAGGATGCAGCGCTACACGGGTCCCACGAAAAAGATGCGTGACGCCGTGCTGCGGCGCGACAACTACACCTGCCAGAAGTGCGGGCGCGACATCACGGGCCGTCCGTACTCCCTGCAGCACCTTCTGCCGCGAGGCCGCGGCGGCAAGAACACGATGAGCAACCTGGTCACGGTTTGTGGATCGGCCACCACACCAGGCGGGTGCCATGACCTGATCGAGAACCAGGCCCGGCGCGCGTGCACCGACCTGGGCTGGCTCGTGCCGAACGACGTCGCACCCGAGGAGTGGGCGGTGTGGCGGTTCGGTGACCGCTGGGAGTTGCCGGGCGAGACGGAGTGGGTGCCGGCCAAGCCCCACGCGTTGCAACTGGCGGCTGCGGCATGACCGGCCGTCGTCGGGCGCTGCCGTCCGCGTTGGTACTTGGTCGCCCGCGTGCGTCCCACTGGATCTGGGTGGCGTGTGTCGAGGGTCGTGAGCCCGCCGAGTCACTGCCCACAAAGGACCGCGAGGACCTCGTCTACCACCTGGTGCACGACTGCGGATGGACCGACGTTCGGATTGCCACGCACACCCGAATGTCCACAGCGACCACGGTTCGCATCCGTGAGCGGATCGGCCTCGAGTCGAACCACAGCACCACCATCACCGCCGCGGCTTGACCGCGCCTCCCTCTACGCACCTGGAGGCCGTCTCCATGACCTGGCAGCTCGTCGAGGAAGTACTCGATCACGCGCCCGGTGGACTCACGCCCGCTGAAACGCTCGTGCTCGTCGCCATCGCCGAGTGGTGCGGCGAGGACAAGCGCTTGGACGGACGTGAGTGCGAGCGCTCAACGGTTGACCTTGCGCGCCGCACAAGGGTCAAGATCGGCAGCATTCGCGTTGTCCTGCAACGCCTGGCTGGGCGGAACCTGGACGTTCGCGTCCGGCTGGGCACTGACAAGAACGGCGATCCGGTCTTCTGTCATCGAGGCCGTGTACCTCGGTATCGGTTGCCTGTCTTTCCTGCTCCAGAGAACTGCGGGTGCAAGCGCTGCCATCGCACCCGTGAAGGTGGTACCTCAGTCCCACCTTCACCCCAGGAAGGTGGGACTGAGAGCCCGCCTATCGCCGAAGAAGGTGGGATCACAGTCGCGGAAGGTGGGACTGTGGTCGCGGAAGGTGGGACTCAGGTAGCGGAAGGTGGGACTCAGGTAGCGGAAGGTGGTACCACAGTCCCACCCCTTCCCTCTTCCGTCCTCCCGACCGTAAGGGAGGGAGGGAGGACGGAAGAGGAGACCGCGGCTCGGCGCGCCGAGCTCGCCGCGGCTACGACGACAATTCCGGCAGAAGCGTTGACGTTGATCGCGGAGCTGCCGTGGCCCGCCGGGCAACGTCCCAGCCTCGCGGTCGCAACCGGACTTGCGGTGAAAGCACATACAGCGATCGCCGAACACGGCCTGGCGCCGGCCGAACTCGACATCCACCTCCGTGGTCGGATGCTGCGAGCCAAGACGAACCCTGCCAGCTATCTCTCTCGCGCCCTGGAACCAGAGCACCTGCCAATTCCGGTGCCGGAGAAGCCGCCCGAGACCGCCGAGCGTGCGCGGTGCGCACCCACCGCAGTCGTCAACGACGTCAGTCCGCGTGACGCCGAGGATCTGCCTGCTCCTGCCAGCGATGTCGCTCGCGAAGCCGCGCGGGCAATGTTCGCCCAGCGCCGGAAGGTCCCGACCGCCGCTCAGGTCCGTGCACAACAAGAGCCGCGTGAGCAGCTCACCTCCGAGCAGGAACGCGAACGTCGGCGCCAGCTCCTCGCCGAGCTTGAGACCCAGGTGATGTCCAGTGCTTCCTGAACGTCGCCCCGCACCCGGCCGCCGACATCACCTTCGCCTCGTGGAGCTGACCATGCCCAACCGCTTCGGCGATCCCGCCGAACCCGACCCGCCTGATGACCCAGGGGCCACACCGGCAGATTCCCACGACCCGCGCTGCCGTAGTGGCTGGATCGACCGCGACGCCGACCACCCCGTGCCGTGCCTGCGGTGCAAGCCACACCTCGACCCCGAGACGCGTCGGCTCCAGATGGGGCTCGGCGACAAGAAGTGACCAATCGCCCAGGAGGGCACGAGAGGACCAACGCACATGAGCGCGACGACGATCGAGTGGACCCAGAAGGTCTGGAACCCCACCACTGGCTGCGACCGCATCTCGAAGGGCTGCGACAACTGCTACGCCTTGAAGATGTCCAAGCGGCTCAAGGGCATGGGCTCGGCGAAGTACCAGATCGACGGCGATCCGCGCACCAGCGGTCCGGGCTTTGGCCTCGCCGTGCACCCCGGTTCTCTGGCGGAGCCGTTCCGCTGGCGTGCCCCGCAGATGGTGTTCGTTAACTCCATGAGCGACCTGTTCCACGCCAAGGTCCCGCTCACCTTCATCCAGCAGGTGTTCGACGTGATGGCCGCGGCGCCGCGCCACACTTTCCAGGTCCTGACCAAACGGGCCCGGCGTGCCCGGCTGCTCGCCCCGCAGCTGCAGTGGCCAGCGAACGTCTGGATGGGCGTGTCGGTCGAGAACGCCGAGGTCCTTCACCGCGTTGACGAGCTTCGTGGCGTGCCCGCAGCCGTCCGGTTCCTGTCGTGCGAGCCGCTGATCGGCCCCCTCTCGGGCTTGCATCTCGACGGCATCTCGTGGGTCATCACGGGTGGTGAGTCCGGGCCTGGTGCCCGTCCGATCAACGCTGACTGGGTGCGAGAGATCCGCGACAACTGCCTCGCGTCAGGGACGGCGTTCTTCCATAAGCAGTGGGGCGGCCACACCCCGAAAGCGAACGGCCGCGAGCTCGACGGCCGCACTTGGGACGAGTTCCCGGAGCGTGCCGCGTGATCCCCGGCTTGCTCGCCGCGCTGCTGCTCGCCCTCGCTGCGGCCTACCTCCGCCAGATGGCCGTTGCAGGCAACCCCGGCCGCCACCGCGAACCACCGCAGCATCCCGGTTGGGAGTCCGAGCCTGAGGACCTGGAGAGCCTGCAGGGGGCTCGGCATCGGCTGAGTTCGGAGCATCCGGCCTACGACACCGCCTACACCGAGTTGCTCTCGCTGCGGGGTTCTGTGGGCGGCGGCCAGTAGGGGAGCGAGGAAGTTCGATCGGGCATCCGTGGCACTTTAGTGTCACGAATGCTTGTTTGTGGCGGGATGTGGCGATAATGTAGCGACTACGAACACAGCGCCAGGGAGCTGCAGATGACCGCCACCGAACACCACACCAGCACCTTGGTCGTCGACAACCCGGCCTACGCCTGGCGCAACCTGGATGAGAAGACCCAGGAACGCTTCTACGGCCAGTTGGACGCGGACTTCGTGCACGACAACCGCACGGCCCTGGACGCGGCGGCCACGGTCCTGTTCGGACCGGCCCTGATCACCGTGTGGACCGAACACGGCTACCAGGTCGTGTTCGGCCCGGACGGTCTGCTGATGCAGCGCCGCCCCCGGGACTTCCCTTGGTACGAGGTGTGGGACGAAGCCGCTGCCCGCCTCAAGCCGCACGCCGTCGTTGTGAAGGCGGGCCTGGACGACGAACTGCTGCGCTACGTCGCCGCCCACCCGCGCCCCGAACTCAACCGGCACTGTGCGGCCCTGCGGCAGCACACCGAGGCACTCCGCGCCGAGCTGCACGCCCGCCTCGACGCCCTCGCCACTGGCAGCCCACGCGCCGAGCAGCAGGTCGACGGCTGGCGTGCCGCGGTCGACACCGCATGGACCCGAGCGCAGCTCGAACACCTCGCCACCGAGATCCCCGCTTGACCGTCCCGCCGCCTGCGCGGAGAGGAGCACAACCCATGGACTGGCGTCACCGCGCGGTTTGCCGCGAAGAGGACCCTGAACTGTTCTTCCCCATCGGTAACGACGGCCCCGCCCTCCTCCAGATCGCCGAGGCCAAAACCGTCTGCCGCCGCTGCCCCGTTGCCTCCGACTGCCTCGCCTGGGCCATCGAGTCCGGCCAGGACGCCGGCGTCTGGGGCGGGATGAGCGAGGACGAGCGCCGTGCGTTCAAGCGCCGCAAGCCGGAGCGGTTCCGCATCGGCACGTACGCCCGAGAGGCGAAGAGCCGCACCCGGTCCCGCACCCGCTGAGCACGGTGCCGCGCTGTCCGTGCTTCCCCACCGGGCAGCGCGGCACCACCCAAACCACCCAGCCGCAACACCTTCAGGAGTCACCGATGACCAACACCACCGCCACGATGACCGTCACTGTCCGGGACCGCAGCGCTGAAGCAGCGTGGGGCGTGGGTTTGATCCGCCCGGTCACCCGCACGATCACGATCTCCGCGCACTGCCCCGTCTGCGGCGAGAAACGCGGCGAGCCCCAAGGCCTCAACCAGTGCGACGACGGCGCCTACTACTGGGTCCAGGTGTGGACGAACCCGTGCGGCCACACCGACATGTACGCCAACGTCGTGATCGAGGCGGACGACCGCCTTCTCAACCAGCTCGGCTCCGCCACCCCAGAGGACGCGCCAGCCGACAAGCTCAACAGCCGCCTGCTCGCCGCCCGCAACGCCGCCGAGGCCGATCCGATCCCGCCCCTGGTCGACGTCGACACCGCGATCAACGTGATCAAGGCGGGCGCGTTGTGACCGCCGACATCCCGAGACAACCCACCGCCCAGGACAAGGACATCGACACCGTCCGCGAACTGGTCCGCTGCGGTGTCCTCGGCCCCACCCACCGCCGCTGGCGCGAAATGAAGAAAACCGCCACCAGGCTTGGCTGCCGCCCCGAAGACGCCATCTGGCGCGTTCGCCACGGCTGCTGGTCCTCCAGCGACAACCACATCCAGACCATGCTCGCCGACGTCATCCGAGAGGCAGCCACCCGATGAACCGCGCCCAGACCTTCCACGTCGAGCTCAACTCGGCTGAGCAGCTGCTCGCGTACTTCCTCGCCGCAACGGTGACGGCCGCCGTCCTGTCCGTGTGGTCCGCGGTCACCCGCACCGCCCAGGCGGTCGTTGACTTGGTGAGGGGGCGGCGATGAACGACCACCCCGCCCGTCCCCGCGATGTCGTCTGCGTCCACCCCGGCATCAAGGTCGGCAAGCACGACTTGTCCGGCATCCACCTCACCGTCTACGCCACCCACGAAGGCCGCTACACCGCCGCCTACGAACTCGACGACCACTTCGGCTACCTCGAATTCACCAACACCACCGGCGGCGCCCACATCTTCCTGCTCCCGCAGGACGTCGACGTTGTCACCCGGCAAGGAGTGGCGTGATGGCCCAGAGCATCTACACGCCCGCCGCCATCGGCCTCGGCGTCCCCACCTTCATCGCCCTCGACGCCGACTGGGCCCGCGCGCTTCTCGTTCTCGGCATCACGACCGCGGTCATCGCCGTCTTTCTCGCTGCCTGCGGCTTCTGGCTCGCCCACCACCACACCAACCAGATCTTCGACGAGGAGATCGGCGGCCGTAGCCCGAACAACGGCTTGGGGCCCAAGGACTTCGCCATGGACCTCCGCATCCAGCCCGTCACCCGCATCGACGACACCGACACCGGAGAAACCCGATGACCGCCGTCCGCAACCAGACCACCCTCAACCGCCTCGCCGCCACCGAGGACGTCGTGAGCTTCATCCACCGGCACGGCGACAAGCTCGGCGAGATTTGCACCATCTCCGACGACGGCGCACAGGTCACCGCCCACAGCTGGGACCCGCAGGACGCCACTGTCGCTGGGTCCCTCATCGCCTGGTTCTACCTGATCGACAACGCCAAGGTTCGGGCATTCGAGGCCACCGTCGACACCAGGAAGTACGCCCACGTCACCATCTACGGACAGATCAACGGCCGCCCCACGAAGGTCTACACCGGGCTGTACGACAACAGCACCGTCGCCTACGTCCTCAGTCGCCCCGAGGTGACGGTGCACGCGTTGCGTCGCGTCCAGGTCGGCGACGTGCCCGCGGTCGACACCAAGGCGACGCAGTCATGAGCACGATCATCGCCGCATTCGCGGTGTACGGCGGAACCGCAGTCGAGTTCGAGCTCGACGTCGAGGGCATGACCGACCAGGAGATCGCGGAAGCGGTCGAGGAAGCATCCGGCGAGTACCTCGACACCAGCCTGTGCCATCAGTGCGCACACAACATCTCCGACCCGGAGGCCGGAGAGTTGACCGGCCTGACGGTCGACGGCCGCGACATCGACGTTGACGAGCCCGCCTCCGAAACCGTGACGATCTCCCGCGCGGACTACGAACGCCTCACCAAGGCGGACGAGGAACTCGGCGCACTGCACGCAGCGGGCGTCGACAACTGGGAGGGCTATGACGAGGCGGTGCGTCCGTGACCGCCCCGGACCCGTTGGAGTGCCTGAACTCCCGCGCCGCTGCTGGTATCCCGCTCTGCGGTGAGCCCGACTTCGAGCACTGCACCGGCTGCCAAATGTGCCCCGGCGCCTGCACCTGCTGCAAGCCCACCCCGCTCGACAAGCAGTGGCTGATCGTCGCCCTCGACGCCTACGCCAAAGCATCCGGCGTTGGCAGCTGGGCCGCATGGGCCGCTGTTCCTGAGGACCTGGACGAGGCGATGCTCGGCGGCACCTACCGCGTCGGCACCGAGGTCATCCACGACCTGATCGCCGCCACGATCTCCCCACTCCTCGAAGAGATCCGCCGCCTCACCGCCAGCCCCGACCCCGCCCGGTACCCGAGCGCCCGCGAACTCGTCGACGCCTGGAACCGCCGCACCGACGACGAACAACTCGCCCTCGCCGACCAGTTCCTCGAGCGCCAGGAACACGCGATCCGCTGCGCGATGGGCCGCTGCACCACCATGGAGAACGACCGTGGCTGACAAGTACCCGTACCCCGAGTCGATGGCCAGGTTCGCGCGCGACACCAAGCACCACAAGATGACCGTCCTGCACGACGACGGTCTCTACCGCCACCTCAGGTTCCAGCACGAGCAGTGGCACCCGCCGCTGTTGAAGCCGGTCAAGCGCTCCTGCTACTGGTTCGACCTGGTCACCATCCCCGGTGCCCTGGTCTTCCAGGGCGATGGTGAGAGCTACATGTTCCGCCGCCTGGAGGACATGTTCGAGTTCTTCCGCCAGCCCGGCGGCGCCCACATCAACCCCGGCTACTGGTCCGAGAAGCTCGTCGGCGTCGGCGGCCAGGACCAGGCTACGAGCTACCAGCAGGACCTGCTCGCCGAGTACGTCAACGAGACCGTCGCCGAGGCCGTCAAGCACGACCCCGAAACCCTCGCCGGCCTTCCCGACGCCGTACGCGACAGCATCCTCGACGAGCTGATCGGTGACGAGTCGATCGACCGGCAGCTCGTCGACAGCTTCCGCTTCTGGGCCAACGACAGCGACGAATACGCCTGGCCCGCGAAGCGTCCCGACTTCGAGTTCGTCGACACCTTCGACGTAACCACCCGCGACTACGACTGGTGGTTCCTGTGGGCGTGCAACGCAATCGTCTGGGGCATCGCGCAGTACGACGCCCACCGCGCCCCATTGACGGTCGAGCTGCCCGAGTCCACCGAGGTGCCCGCATGAGCGCGATCAAGTTCGAGATCGACGGCCAGCTCGTCGACCCCGACGACGCTTCCTGGTACCACTACGCGCCCTGCGGCTGCTGCTGCGGCGTCACCTGCACCGTCGACCACGACGGCCTCCTCGCCACCGAAGACGAGGCATTCAAGGACCTCTACCCGAACGCGGCACTGCGCAAGCAGCAGGCCGACCTCGGCTTCACGATGCGCCTCGGTCTCCGCAGCAAGGTCCGCGAGCTCATCAACACGAAGTGCCCGCACACCCCTGTGTGGGGCGTCGAGCGCACGCCAGTTCCCGACGGGCACGGCTGGGTCATCGACGCCGACCAGACGCCGAGCCGCCGCCGCAAGCACATTGTGCCCGGCGACTACACCGAGGGTCTGAAGTTCAGCGGTGGCAAGCAGGTGACCGCGCTGTGCGACAGGACCACCTGGGCGTGGGACGGCCGCAAGGGCTGGCTGTACCAGGTTGCCGAGTGCACTCGTTGTGCCAAGGCCGCCAAGCAGCTCGCGGCTGAACTGGACCTCTCGTGACCGCGCCCGAGGTGCACGACAAGGACCGCGACCGCGCGGAGGTGACCCGATGCTGAGCAAGTTCTACCTCGGCGCCCACATGCCGCACTGGCTCGCCGCCGCAGGCGTGCCCCTGTTCGTCTCCCACACCCGCCTCACAGGGCGTCGCACCTTCCCGCGCGCCCTCACCGGTTGGGCGTTGGACAGCGGCGGCTTCAGCGAGATCCAAAAACACGGCCGCTGGACCATCAGCCCCGAGGACTACGTCGCCGCCGTACGCCAGTACGACCTGCAGATCGGCAACCTCGAGTGGGCTGCACCGCAGGACTCGATGTGCGAACGCGACCAGCTGGCGAAAGCCGCCGCTGTCGAAGCCGCCCTCACCGGCCGACCTGAGCGCAGCCTGGACTATCAGCGGCACCTGCACCAGGAACGCACCGTCGCGAACTTCAAGCGCTGCGAGCACCTCTGGTACGACCGCACCGACGACGAGTCGCCGATCATGCCCGCGTTGCAAGGCGACGAGCCTGAGCAGTACGTGCTGTGCAAGGAGATGTACGCCGCCGCTGGCGTCGACCTGTCCAGGTACCCGCTGATCGGCGTTGGCAGCATTTGCCGGCGCGACGACATCAACGAGATCGGCGACGTCCTCACCGCGATCCTTGAGACCGACCCGGACATGCCGCTGCACATCTTCGGCGGCAAAACCCAGGCGCTGAAGAAGTTCGGGCATCTGGCCACGACCGCGGACTCACTCGCCTGGTCCGACGATGCGCGCAAGGCCGCACGCAAGCACGGCGGCCGACTCAAGCTGTGCGACTCCGTCCACCCGCGCGAAGCGAAGAACTGCGCCAACTGCCTGCCCTACGCCCTGCAGTGGCGGGCCCGCGTGCTGGACCTGCCGTCCACGCACTACCAGCCATTCCCACCTGAAGGCATGTATTTGCCGTACTGGGCGGAGGCTGCCGCATGACCGAGGACCGCGACCGCCGAGGCGAGCTCGTCACCGTCGCCGACGTCCCGCTGGAGTTCGTCGAGAAGACCGACGGCTGGGTAGAGGTCGTGCCACCCAACAGTCAGGTCGGCTTCACCGTCCACGAAAGCCAGGTGAGCACCCGGTGAAGATCGGCAGCCTGTTCACCGGCTACGGCGGACTGGATTCTGCGGCTCGCGCCGTGTTCGGCGGCGAGCTCGCCTGGGTGTGCGACAACCACCCGTCCGCCGTGAAGCTCCTGCAGCACCGCCACCCGGACGTGCCGAACCTCGGCGACATCACCGCCGTCGACTGGGAGCAGGTCGAACTCGTCGACCTGCTCGCCGCCGGTTTTCCGTGCACGGACATCAGCAACGCCGGCGAACGCGCCGGGATCGAAGGGACGCACAGTGGCCTCTGGTCCCACGTTGTCGACGCCATTCGCGTACTACGACCCCGACACGTCGTGCTGGAGAACGTTTCAGCACTCCTTGTTCGAGGACTTGATCGAGTCGTCGCCGACTTGGCCGCGCTCGGGTATGACCTCCGGTGGACTTGCCTACGAGCTGCCGACATCGGGGCTCCCCACCGCCGTGACCGCTGGTTCGGTCTCGCCGTCCCATCCGTTGCCCGCGGAGCTACTCCCAACTCCGCGGGCAACGGATGGGACGAAGGGCGGGCCCAATCAGCGGGGATCGTCCGGGGATCTGATGTTGCCGTCGGCGGTGCACCTGCTGCCGACACCGGATGCGACCCACGGCAGGAAGACGACCAGGACCGGGCTTCTCCTACCGGGCGTGGTGGAGAACCTGCTGCCAACACCAATGTCCGCAGACGCGGAGAGGTCGAGCCTGAACTTCGCTGGCGGCAACCCGACGCTGATCGGTGCGTTGTTGCCGACGCCGACTGCGACGGCGTACGGGAACAATCAGTCGCCGAGTGCTGGAGCGGCAGTGAGGCCGTCGCTGTCCAGTCTGGCCCGGACGTGGACTGGGGACAGTTCGAGCCCGCCATCCGTCGCTGGGAGTCCATCCTCGGCCGGACTGCCCCTGAACCAACCGTCCTCGGACGAAACGGTGGACCCGTCCTGAGTCCGTGGTTCGTTGAGTGGCTGATGGGCCTCCCGGCCGGCTGGGTCACCGACGTTCCCGGATTGTCGCGTTCGCAGATGCTGCGGCTGCTCGGCAACGGTGTTGTGCCGCAGCAAGGCATCGCCGCGTTGCGGTGGCTGTGCAGCTTTGAAGCGAGGTATGCGGCATGAAGCGCCTTCGCGTCGCCATGGGCGAGACGGTCGAGATGGTCATGCCCGAGGTCAGGACCAGCGGCCTGATGATGAAGATCGGCGGCGAGGTACGGCTCGTGCGCGTGCTCGACGGCCGCGTGCAGATCCTTGAGCCGGACGGTGTGACCGCGGCCCTGCGGTACGAGCCGCCGTTTGACCTGGTCGGCATTCACACCGATCGGCTCGGCCTGTGGGTCGAACCTGTTCCCTCACGACTGGTCCAGGTGTTCCGGCACGGCAAACCGGTGTCGGTGCCGATGACGCACGCGGTGCACGCGGTGCGGTGGCTGGAGGACCACACCCCGTTCGACGCCGTTCGCGCGTTGCGCGACGAGGGCTACGAAATCGTCGACATCACGCACAAGGGCGACGCACTGGCGGATGGGCGCCGAAACGACGGCCAAGCCACAAGCAAGCTGGCTACCTCGCTGGCCTACATGGACCACGCGATCGCCGCCCTGCGAGTAGTAACGCACGCGGAGCCCTTGGAGCACATGTCCACCGCCCCGTACCCGGTGGACGAAAGCCCACACCCCAGATCGTCTGCGCCAGCCGAACCGCCGATCGAGAAGCCCGTGCAGCTCGACCTGTTCGCCGAGCTCACCACCTGACCATCCCAACCGTCCACGGAGGACACCATGAGCAACCTGACTGAGCTCGAAGGAACCCCGATCAGCCTCGTCGCCGGGGCTCGCCACGAGCTCGACCCGCACCTGAACCACATCGACGACCCCGACGACAAGGAACGTGTGGCCCGCAAGGTCGTCGGTCGCGTGCTCCGCGAGCTCGCCACCTCCACGCTGGAGGAGTTCGGCGGCAGCGAGTCCGAGTACCTCGACGCCACTCGCCTCGACGAGCTGGCCGACGAACTCGAAGACGGTGTCGCGTGAGCACCGAGCCGATCGTCATGCCGAACGAGGGCGAGCGGCGCACTGAGTACTGCATCCGCTGGTGGTGGGTAAGCGGCGGCGTCTCCTACGCGATGCCCGGGTCTAGCGCCGCCTACCTTCAGGCGTTGCTCGACGAGGATCCGCCGCACGGTATCGGGCGCGGCGCGCGCGGCGAGCTGATGCAGCACACGGTCACCACCACGCCGTGGGAACCGGTGCTACCGCCCGGTGTGCTGCGCCTCGACGAGATCACCGCGCAGGAGTACGGCGGCATCAAGGTCGCCGAGCTCGGTGACGGTGTGGTCGAGGGCTCCAACCTCGTCGCGTTCACCGACGACCCAGAGCAGGCATTGGCCGCAGTGCGGGCGCACTTCGTCATGGTGCACAAGGAAACGCCGGATCTGTCGTTGCTGTCGGATGACGAGCCGGTGCGCTGGTGGCAGGTGTACGACACCTGCGGCTGCGGCGACACCTGCCCGCACGCCGAAGACGAGGACCACGACTGCGCACGCTGGGGTCTCCCGCCGTGCCGCTGGGAAGAAGACGTGGCGTCCTGGATCGGCGAGCTGTGCGAGAAGGAGGCGCCCGGTGCGTTGCCGGCCGTCGAGATCGAAGTCGGCGCCACGTACACCCCCGACGAGCGGGTGGTGGTGCTGCGGAGCCTCCTGACCGACGCGGAGGACAAACTGCGCACGCTGGCCAAGAAGTGCCTCGTCGCAAAACCAGTGCTGGACAAGCCGTTCCCCGACGCACCCGACACAACGCCGTGGAAGAAGTACGTCGAGCAGCCGGCGCGTGAGGCCTACAACCTCGCGGTCGAGATCCAGCGCGAGCTGAAGCCGTTGGATACGCACGAGAAGGTCGAGGTGACCTGGTGAAGACCGTGAGGGTGCATTGGGCGGAGAGCGCGATCCGAGGCGCTGTTGAGCGGGTGTCTGCCGCGATGAAGGCGCACACCGTCGGGGTCTGCGACATCGGCGGTAAGGCGGTCGCGTTGGACGACCTGGCCGCGCTCGTCGACAGCGCGAATGCGGTGCTGTCCCACAACTCGCTGCCGAAGGTCGTGTGCCTGTTCGTGAACATGAAGCACCCGGGTCCGCGGTGGGCGACCGACGAGCTCGCCGAGCCGATCAAGGTGGCGTTGGACCAGCTGCACTTCCGGAAGATCGACCTCGCGGATGAGGTCGTGGTGGTGTCGGACGAGACGGGCTACGTCGGCGAGTCCACGCGGAACGAGATCGCGTACGCGGAGAAGCACGGCAAGCCGGTGCGGTATGTGCGGATCGCGGCCACCGGGTCGGCTTGTGACGACACCGACCTCGCGAAGGTGGCTCGATGGCGCGACACGTACCACCAGCTCCTGCTGCGAATCGAGGCTCTGGTCGAGAAGGCCTTCGATCCTGAGTGGCTGGAGGCTGAAGACCGCGGCCTCGTCGACGCGGTTGAGCTTCTCGTGCAGCAGCGCGACGCACTCCGCGCGGACATGGGAATCCGCCAGGGCGCGTTGAACGATGTGCTCGGACGCGACCGGTCGCAGGACTCGCCGACTGACTACTACGACGCGGTCGAGGACGTCGCCGAACTGAAGCGCGCCTTGGCGCTCACGGAGGAACGGATCGCGAAGACCCGGCAGGCGTTGCGACTGGACGACAAGTGGTCGGTTCAGCACGGCGCTCTCGCCGTCCGGAGCGAACGCGACAGAGCCGTGGCGGAGCTCGACGCTCTCCGTGCACAGCTCGCCGCGGCAACGGCGGCACCTTCGGCTGAAGAGCGAGTAGAGCTTCTGCGCCTGATCAACGAGCGCGGCGTGGACGACCTCGACGCCGAGGAGCTCGCAGACGACGTGACTCAGCTGCTGCGCCCGGACGGACCGGGATGCTGGGCCGAGGACGAATCCCCCGCGCCTAGCTCGGAGTCGGTACCCGCCACCCCGGAATCACCCGCCGCCACGGGTCTCTGGGATCTGGAAGCTGAGGTCGCCGGTGCGATCGCTGGCGTAGACGTGTCAGGCGGTACCTACAAGGACCAGGCGATGGCGGCGATCCAGGTCGCACGCCGGGCATTGCTCCCAGGGCAGCCCGCGGTCGCTGTTCCGTCCAGCGTGGACCGGCCAGAGGGAGAAACAGCCCCGGTCGTGTGCGGCCAGGTGCACGATGGCGAGGTCTGCGTCGAGCGGCGCGTGCCTGAGACAAACGGATGCTGGGGCCACTACGGGCCAGGAGAAGATGCAGCCTCGGCACGCTGGAGTGTCGGTGAATTCGCGCTCGACCGCACGAACTTCGTGTGGCGCCGAGATGCTGAAGGCATGCGGCCCGTACGCAACACCGGTGGCGTGGCCTACAGCGACGAGTCGATCGAACAGGCGGCCGGTCCGCTGCTGCGTCTGCTGGTCGTACCAGAGGAGACGGACTGCCTGGGCGCGGTGCCTGCCGAGGTCGCCGATCGGCTGCGGGCCGAGGCAGCTCTGGAGGACGAGGCCCGCGCGGAGGCGTTCGATGATGTCCCGCACGGCGACCGCAATAGCGACGAGGTCGAGTCGTTGCCGGAGGACTTCATCGGGCTGGTGCGCGAGGTCCACAAGGAGCTGACCGCGCCGCGCGCGTGGATCGGACCTGACCCTGGCGCGGACCGGGCGCTGCTGATCGAGGCCGTGCGGTACGTGCTGGAGAGCCGGAACGCGATGACGACTGCGCTGCAGCGGCGCCTGCGGGTCGGCTTCGCGAAGGCGGGCCGGCTGACGGATCTCCTTGAGGCGTGGGGGATCGTCAGCTCGCGCCCCGTTAAGGAGACTGAGCGTGTGGTGCTGGCGCCAGCCGACGCAGTCGAAGACATCGTGGCAGCGATCTCCGAGGCGAAGCGGTGAAGCGGTGAAGCTGCGAGTTGGGAGCATCGAGACCGCCAAGGAGCGCTGCTCTGCTGGGTGCTCGCGAACCTTTCGGCATGAGCACGGAGAGGCAGTGCCCGGCGGCCCGTTCCCCGGCACACAGGCCGAGGCGGGCGACGTGCGGCGCTGCGAACACGGGCGAATCTGGTCGTACGTCAAGGACGTTCCGTTCGACTACACGATCGACCACTGGGAGACGTTGAGCTGGTTCTGGAACCCGGTGCGGTTCGCGCGTGCGGTTCGAGCCCTGCGCTTCCCGTCTCCCTCTCAGGGAGGTGGAACCGACCGATGAAGGTGCTGAGCGTCAAGCAACCCTGGGCCTGGGCGATCGCCATGGGCCACAAGACGATCGAGAACCGGTCTCGCGCCACGTCGCACCGTGGTCCGCTGGCGATCCACTCCAGCGCGCGGTGGGACCAGCCGGAAGAGCACTGGCTGAAGCATGTGGTGCGCACCGCCCGCGACCTCGGCCGCACGCTGCCCGCGTACCTCAAGGACGACAGGCCGTACTGCGACACCGGGTTGGTGCTGGCGGTCGTGGACGTTGTCGGCGTGTGCACGGCGTCCCGTGACGACCAGCTGGCGAACTGTGAGTGCGGGCCGTGGGCGAACGTCGGAGAAACACACTGGAAGCTGGCGAACGCGCGGCTGCTGGCCGAGCCGATCCCAGCGAAGGGCCGCCTCGGTCTGTGGGACCTCGACATCCCCGAGGTCGAGCAGGAAGGCGGAACCGATGGGTGAGACCCGGAAGCGCTACACGCTGCCAAGGTGGACGCGCGCGCACTACATCGAGAGCTACGGCTCCCTCGGGCACATGACCTTGTGGGCCACCGTCTGCGAGCGCACCTACAACCTCCCCGACCCGGAGGTCGACGAGCCGATCGAAGCACCGGTCGAGATGCCGCTGTGCAAGCAGTGCGCCGACGCTCTCCCGCCCTCTTCCTCTGTAGACGAAGGGAACACCCGATGAGCTGGGTCGGTTGGCGTTGCCAGAGGTGCCGCCACGAGATGAGGAAGAACCAGCGCTGCTGCCCGCAGTGCGGCTACACGGTGTTCGACCCGATTCAGGCAGAGGAGCGCCCGGACTGGGTCGCGGCCAGCGAACTCCAAGCGAACTCCAAATCGCTCCAACCCTTGCAGCAAACCGGTGTCGAGCTGATCGCGGCCGAGCGGCAGAGGCAGGTTGAGGTCGAGGGCTGGACGCCCGAGCACGACGCTGGGCACGCGGGCGAGAGCCTCGCGATCGCGGCGTGTTGCTACGCGCTACCGCCGACGATGCGGCGCTACCACTTCGATGGCGCTGCGCCGACGTTGTGGCCGTGGTCGATCACCGCGTGGAAGCCGACCGATGACAGGGTGCGCGAGCTGGTGAAGGCGGGCGCGCTGATCGCGGCGGAGATCGACCGGCTCCAGCGGGCGGGCGGTGAGAACGGTGGCGGCTGACACCACACCCCAAGCCGACGCAGGCAAGTTCGACGAGCTTGTCGCCGCGACCATTCGCACCGCGGTCGACGAGTGGCGGATCCAGAACGACCCGGCCGACTACCACGGCGTGAGCATGCCTGAGTACATCCGCTCCGCCTTGGCCACCGCCGGCCTGCTCGCCCCCTTCAGCCCAGACTGGAGCATCCACCCCGGCGAGATCCTGCGTGAGGAGCTCAAGGCGCGAGGGCTGACGCAGCACGCGTTCGCGGAGAAGGCGGGCCGGTCGGTTCAGGTCATCAACCTGATCATCAACGGCAAGAAGGGCATCACACCAGACACTGCCCTCGACCTGGAGCGCGGTCTCGGTGTCAGCGCGGGGTTCTGGGTGCGGCTTCAGGCGGAGCACGACCTCGCGGTCGCCAGGCAACGCCGGGCCGGGAGGGTTTCATGACCGAGCCGTCGACGACCTATCGCCTCGACCTGCCGTGGGAGCGGCCGCCGCTGCGATCGAACGGCAGCCATGGCAGCTTCTACGCGAAGGCCCGCATCGTGAAGGACATCCGCCTCACCGTGATGCTGCTGGCCAAGAACGCCCGCATCCCTGCTGGCAAGCATCTCACCGTCCAGCTGCACTACGCGCCCGGCCGGCGCACACGGATGGACTCGCACAACCTCCACCCGACGGTGAAAGCCTGCGTCGACGCCTTGGCCCGCGGGAAGCGACGCGACTGGGTCGGGCTTGAGCTCGTGCCAGACGACTCCGACGATTTCGTGACGGTGCTGTCCCCACAGATCCACTACCCGCCTGAGCCCGGCCCGAAGACGTGGCTGACTGTGGAGGTGGCGTGATGGACGGGGCAATGCTCGACGCCGATAGCGCGATCAGACCCGACCCGCTCAAAAAGAAGATCGCGGACGAGCGGGCACGCAAGGCCGCACTCACGGTCGCGCACAACGCCATCAACGCTGAGGACTGCGCGCGGCTCCTCGAGATGCTCGGCCTCACCCCGCAAGACGGACTCAGGAAGGTGGAGGCGTGACGGACATCGGCACGTTCGCCGGGGTGGCGGTCAGCCTGCTGGTCGCACACCAGGTCGCGGATCACTGGGTGCAAACCGGGCACCAGGCCGCCACCAAGGAGCAGCGCGGCAACGTGGGACGGCTCGCGTGCGCACGGCACGTGGCGTCGTACACGGCGGTCACCGCGGCGGCCGTGCTCTCGCTGTGGGGCGTGTTCAACCTGGACATCACCTGGCTGGGCTTCGCCGCCGGCCAGCTGGTGTCCGCGGTGACGCACTACTGGGCCGACCGGCGCTTCACCCTCGCTTGGCTCGCCGCGCTGACCGGCAAGACCCCGTTCTACGTCCTTGGCGCGCCACGCGCGGGCAGGGACGACAACCCGAGTCTCGGCACCGGGGCGTACGCGCTGGACCAGTCCTGGCACTGGGCATGGCTCGGCGTCGCAGCGTTCCTCACCGCGGTGCTGTAGCAACGCTGCCTTGCTGCCGATAGAAGACCATCCGAGCTGGAGGGGAAACCGATGGAGTACGTGCTGTTCACGAAGGACAGCTATGACGGGACGGAGCCGTGGCATACGTGGCTGCGATGGGATGGCAACGAAGCTGAGCTGGGCAAGCTGCAGGAACTGATCTACGAGAACGTGCGGAACGGCAACCAGAACTGGTACGCGTACAAGGTCACAGAGAACGTTGAGCCGGACGCGACCATCAGAACGTTGATCGGCTACGCCCACGGCGGTGGGGGGCTCGGAGAGTACGGGCCGTTCCGGCATGGCGTGATGGAAGGCAAGTTCACGTGCCCGGCCAGCCTCGACATCGACGGGTTCCCGAAGCAGCTTCGCGGCTGCTTCGAAGAGCCGGAGCCGACGGCGCCCGAGCGACTGGTCAGGTTGTTCGAGTGGGAACCTGACTACGGGTTCTGCGCCGAGAACCTGAAGACGAACCGCGAGCTGGCGGCGGCACTGGAGAAGGTCAGGCGCAAGGTGTGCACAAACATCGGCGACGGTATCGACGGCTGTGACTGCAAGTACGGGGCCCGCCCACAAGGCAGCCGGAGCAGCAGCGAGAAGACCGGCTGTCCTGAGCTGCGGGAGGTCATCAACAGGCTGCTGCGCCGCCCAGAGACCTTCGCTGCGACGACCAGCTGACGGCTGAACTGACGGCCCCCGAACCGAGCTGGTTCGGGGGCCGCTGTGCATCGGTAGGATTCCGCGCCGTGGCGAATGCTTGGGATGCGGTGGCTGTGCTGCCGAACGAGCTGGACGTGGCACAGGCCGTGATCTACCGCGAGATCGACGGCGTGGATCAGCCGCTCGGCGGACGGTGGCTGGCGTGGCCGGACCAGGTGTGGTGGGAGCGTCCCGACGGCAAGCTACAGCCGAGCGTGCTCAAGCAGGAAGAACTCGCCGGCCCGCGGTGGGAGCGCGTCGAAGCGTAAGTCAGGGTCGCCAGTCGTCGCGGTAGCCGGGCTGCTGGTCGTAGATCGTGGCGAGCTGCATGAGGGTGTGGCGGGCGAGCTGGCCGACGGCCGTGTGCTGGTGCAGGTGCGGTGTGATGGCCTCGAGGATCGCGGCGTGCGCGCGGCCGGACCGGTCGTCATCGAGCTGGTCGCGTAGCCAGGCGGCGAGGGCGTTGAGGTCGTCGCGGCCGAGGCGGACGAAGGTGGGCATCAGGGCTTGATCTCCGCGTACCGCTGGGCGTCCTGGTCGTAGGGGTGCACCCAGGCCATGCCCTGCCGCTGGACGTGGCAGTAGTAGCGGCTCGCGCCGAGGTCTGAGACGGCCTCGAAGCTGGGGTCGGTGGCGGCGATCTCCCGCATGCGGTCGTGGTCGGTGCCCCAGGAGACAGCATGGCCGTCGCGGCGGTCACGGACGATGAGCATGTCGGCCTCCTGGGCGGCGGTGCCAGCGGGTGCAGGCATCGTAAGCACAGGTGACGGGGAATGCTCCCTCAGACGGCGGGCTCGGACGGGTTGGTCAGCGGTTGGCTTCGCGGAACTCGGCGTCGTCGTAGATAGCGCGCCGGTGACCAGGTCGTCGCATCAGCGTGCCTGCTCGTACTCGTCGTACGGGGACAGCCAGACCCCGTTCTCCGGATCCCAGTCCCAGCCATCGGCCTCAGCGTCCACCGGGCAGATCGGCGCATCCGCGCGGGCGCCGCCGACGCCGAACAGCCAACCGCGGGCGATCCTGGCACCGCAGTACGCGACGAGTTCATTGATCTCGTGGGCTTCGAACGCAGCCATCGTGGCGTCGTCGGCGTCGGGGATGTGCATGACTTTCGAGCGTCCGAACATGGGGTCTCCTCCGGGGTTATGGCCGTCTCACCTCACCTCTCACCTCACCTGCGGACACACGTCTCTACCTGCATGAACAACATCTCCAGACAGGTGAGGTGAGAGGTGAGGTGAGACGGGTTTTCAGGCGGCGGATTCGCCGCTGATGTACACGCCGGGCTGGTTCGGAACTCGTGCCAGGCGGCCCTGTCGTACGAGCTCCGACAGGTGGTTGTCGATCGACGACTCTGACACGTCCTCCAGCGCGGCGATGATCTCGGCGCGGGACATCTCGCGGCCTGCCTCGCGGACGAGGTCGGCGATCTGCTGTCGCGGTCCAGGCTGCTTCGGCTCACTGTCGACGATGTGCAGTCGTCGGGAGTCGCGCTGGTCGAGCTGGGCTTCCATCGCTGCGATCGCGGCATCTACCTGTGACACGGGGTCTGCTGCGGTGAGCACGGGCGCCTGCGTGCTGGTGCTGCCCGCAGCGGGCAGTGACCGCTTGGCCTGCAGATACTTCCGGTATTCGTCGGTCATCCGCTTGGGGCGCTCGGCATAGTCCGTCGACGGGGGTGCCATCCGGCCCTGTGAACGTGCCGCCACCAGCTGCGACCTGGCGATGCTGACTTCCGCCAGCGTGGGCCCGTTGTGCAGACGCGGCTTTCGCGGGTCGGCTTCCTGGATGTACGGGGCTTTGCCGGCGTAGGGCTCTGCCCCGTCCTGGATGTAGAACTCGCCTGGATGGTGCAGGTTCGGCATCGCCGCGCCGCCTCGGCCGAAGGCACGGGAGCGTTCGTCACCGGCACGCGACCGCATGATCATCACGGCGTTGGAGTTGGCTTTGATGCTCGCCGCCGCGTCGCCGAACATGGCGTTGTCGTACTCCTGCGCCAGGAACACGAAGTACACCTCTGACGAGGTGGTCGTGCGGGTGTTGTGGGCGGCGAGCTCGCTGGCGAAGTACTCATGGCCCTCGACGTTCACCGTCAGATCCCGGTCGTTGAGCACTGCGGGTGCTTCCTCGACCACGACCCACAGCGGGTCGATTCCCACGCGGTCGTGGTGATCAAGGTTCTGCCGCCAGCGGGCCTCCAGCATCGCGCTGGCCAGCATCTTCAGTGTGTCGCCCAGTCCCTGCACAACCCAGTCCAGGGGCAGGTCGTTGTCGGTGCCTAGGTGCGGGTCCAGCCATTGGCCGGCGATGTCGTAGATCTTCTCCTTGCCGCACACCTGCACCCGGCCCGGCAGACGGAGCAGCTCGGCGATCACGACGTTGACCAGCGATGTCTTGCCCGACTGGGTGGCACCGCAGATCACCATGTGCTGGTAAGGGTTGAGCATCACCGGCTCGCCGTGAACCTGCGTGCCGATCGTGATGTGGGAACCGCGCGGGAGCAACTCGTTGTTGAGCTCGTACTTCAGCGGCTTGGCGAAGATGTCCTCAAGGGCGATCGTGGCGCGGACCAGACCGGGGTACTCGGTCTCCTGGATGCGAACCCACCTCTTCTTGAGGCGTCGGCCGAGTTCCTCCTGGGCGGCGCCCGCCAGCCGTTCTTCCTGGCCGAGCGCGAGCGGCTCTACCTTGGTGACTTCCTTGCCGGTCAGTTCGAACGCGGCCCGGGGGCTGAGCGCGAGGCACTCGAACGTGGCGCCCTTGTGCCCATCCGGCAGCATGTTCACCTCGGTGACCAGCACATACGGCCACCCACCGCGTTCCAGGATCCGCTGCATCGTGTCGTCCGCGGTACGCAGGTGAGGCTGCTCGTTGGAGACCAGCGTCGGCTCGAACACCTCCACCTCAGCCACCGGTTTGACCGGCGGAAGGAGGTGGGTGAGGCGGTAGTCCCACGCGGCCGCCACCACCCACTCCGCCAGCGCCATTCCAATCAGCGTGAGGACATGCGCCTTCCATGAGCCCAGGTCAGCGAGGGTCCACAGCAGCCACACGCAATGCGCCAGCGCCGCGAACGTGATCGTGTGGGCCATCGCGCGACGCGACGCGCTGGAGAACTCGATGTAGGTCTCGCCGCGGCCGAACTCGCCATGCCACCACCATGCCGCCAGCGCGATCACCCCGCCGCAGCCGACGGCGATCGCCCACAGCGGTGGGCCTTCCATGAAAGTGCGGAACAGTGCCAGCACGACGGCGGCAAGCGCCGTCACACCCAGACCCGCGAGGGTGGTGAAGGACTTGAGCTGCATGACGACCTCCTTGCAGGTCAGGGTGGTGAGACGGGGTGAGGTGAGAGGTGAGACGTCAGGCTGCAGCGGTGGGCTCGGACCGCGCCTTCTCCGCGTACCGGGAGGCCCAGACCCGGCAGGCCCCCTCGTCGTCGCGGAGCTGGCGCGCCAGCTCCTCCAGCTCCTCGCCG